TCAGACTTGCGGTTTATTTGCGGTTTTTTCGTATTTAACCACATTTTGATTATCATTAGTAATGTCTCCATAAGACTTCTCGAATGAAGCCATACGAAATGATTGAATTATTCTATCACTCATCTTTGATAAATCATCAATAGAGTCAAGTGTGACCCACTCGTTGGTTTTATAATCATTCATAGGAAAACAAACCTTGACTTTATCTGCCGTCCTTTTGATTCTAACAATCCATCTCCATACAGAACCATGCTTGTTGATCGTAAAATACGATTTGAAAGACGTATATTTAATCTCGTCCTCGTAAGCATAATGCTTCAGTATCTTCTTGACCAAAAGATAAGCTTTATAGTCTTCACCATTCACTATAGGTGATGGCTTGTCACCTTTCGGCTGTGGAATAGATATTCTATCATTTATTTGATTACGAACCTCTCTTGCAACCTCATCTACAGAATAACTGCAACCGATTGAGTCAGCTATATATTTCGCAAATGTATCAGAGCATTTGAATACGTCATTCTCTAGAAATGTCCTAACCTTCTCTTCAATATTAATGTTTTCTGCAATTTGCATGATTTTCTGCTCGTCAAAGCAGTTTCTTTTAAACCTACCTAACAATTCTACATCATGTTTATCAAAAGAGCTTATATCGAAAACAAAGAATGGTTTTGAGTCCATCAAGTTCACTCTATCCATATCTGAATAGAAGCGATATTCTATACCGTTAGTAAGTATTGCGAACCTAGCCTTAGTTGCCACATAATACTTAGCTAGCTGGAGAACAAAAGCATCTAGGCTCTTTTCACACTGCTTGCACTCTACTATCATCGCAGGTTGGGAATCAATATTAATAGCATAGTCCACCTTGTCTCCCTTGCGTGAAATATCGCAATCCATTTCGGGTATAACCTCTAGTGGATTGTATATATCATAGCCGAGTGAGACAAGAAAAGGAAGAACGAAGGCAGTCTTCGTGGCTTCCTCAGTCGCTACATGATTTCTCAGCTTAGAAACCTTGTCAGATAACTCTTCAAGAGTTTTATATAATTCCATTGCTCTACACCTTATTATATATATTATACTATGCGCAAAGTTAAATAATCTGAATATCAAGATATTTCTGTATATTTTGTACCGATTTTACAAATTTATTTTGTACCTTTGCACTGTCATTCTAAAAATAACAATGCAAAGATACAAAAAAGATTGGAATTTGGCATGAATGATGTGTTAAGATGCACTAAGAGCAATAAGTTAAATTTAAAATTCATCGTTATGGGATGCACTAAGAGCAATAAATCTCCAAAAGTTGGAGAAAAAAAGAACGCTTTCGTAGAATTGGTAGATTTGTGGAAGCAAGATGTTAATTGGAAAAGCAATGCAAAAAACAACAGAAAAATCTGCATTGGCTTCGGTATCTCTCTAACAGCAGTAATGGTATTCTGTCATACTTGGCTGTTCATACCAGCTATTATCGGATTGTTATGCTGTCTATCTAGTCTGAAGGATTTAAATGTGGAGGAGTAAGATATGGCAAGATTTATCGAAGTAAGAAACATTGAAGGCTATAAGATACTCATCAATGTCGACAACATACAATCAATACGACAAGTTGACGGTTTGGGTAAAACTTGCATTTTGCTTAATAATGATATAGTACGAACAGAACTTGAATACTCGAAGGTAGTCGAGCTTGTCAGCCCTAAAAAGAAAGGATTTCGCTTATGGCAGTAACAAGTAATGAACCAAAGGTAATAGCAACAAGCAGATACAGCATCAATGAGACCTGCGAGTTGCTTGGCATCACAAGAAAGACCTTACAGAAGTACACTATGTTTGGTCTTATCAAATGTGGGTTTAGAAAGGCAACCATGAAGAAGTTCTATACAGGACTTGAAATCATGAAGTTCTGGAGGACTGCGGTATGATATATGATAAAAACCATCCTCTCCGAGTATGCACACTTTGCAGTGGATATGATTCGCAATGTCTAGCTTTGAAATATCTCAAAGATAAACATTCAGAATTTGATTTTGATTTGGTTGCCTGGAGTGAAATAGACAAGTCAGCTATTACAGCTCACAATATTCTCTTTCCAGAATACAAGGATAGAAACCTTGGAGATATGAGCAAGATCATGTGGGATGGTGTTAAAGATTTCGATATGCTCACATACTCTACACCTTGCCAGTCGGTTTCTACTGCAGGAATGAGAAAAGGCATAGAGGAAGGCAGCGGAACAAAATCATCTTTGCTATGGTATACACGGAATGCCATCATAGCTAAGAAACCAAGGTATCTCTTGATGGAAAACGTCAAAGGTCTGGTAACAGAAAAGTTTCGTCCATTTTTCTTTGCTTGGTTGAAAGAACTCGAAAGTTATGGTTATACATCATATTACAGGGTACTCAATGCTAAAGATTATGGTGTTCCTCAAAATCGAGAACGAATATTCGTTATATCCATAAGGAGAGACGGAGAAGAAAACTTTCACTATCATTTCCCGAAAGCAGAAAAGCTAACATTAAGGATAGCTGATATTTTGCAAGATAGCGAAGATAAAACCCTCTATATTTCCAAGAGCCTGTCAGACGGACTTATCAGAAAGACTAATGCCAATGAAGTAAGTTCTCCAAAAATAATACATATAGGAGACTTGCCTATAGGTGCCAAATTTGCAGGTAAGCAGAGAGTTTTCTCTATTCATGGCATATCTCCAACGCTTATGGAGAATATGTACAAAGATCCGAAAAATTATGGTTGCATTCCTAAAGTCGTAGTTAAAAACAAGGTTCGTAAGTTATCTCCTTTCGAGTGTTTCGCTTTAATGGGAGTACATAAAGAGGACGACTACAAGCTATGCAATAGTGGTCTTAAAAAAACAAAGCTATACAAGTTATCTGGTAACTCTATAGTGACTAATTGCATGACTGCTATGTTCGAAGAACTTCTCTACCCTACTGGTAACAGCTATGTAGAGAAAGATGGACAATTATCATTGTTCTAGAGCCTACACCAAAGCTACTCCACCTTAGGCAAGTGGATTCTTTACTCTCAGAATTTGGCGGTAGCTTTGGCATCTGAGGATTGTGGCTACAGCGTTGAAAGTGTAGCAGTGCATATAAGCCTGGAGCGGTATTATTCTTATCAGACCATGTTTTACCTTGCCGTGTACCAGACCTCTATGATGCAATAAGACCAAGAGGGTTTGACTCCCTCAATCCTCACTTAACGCAACAAGTGGTAAATAGGATAAGGTTTAGTTTTTATGTTTGTTGGTCCCTCATTGTCTGTGAAGATGGTGAGGGATTTTTTTGTAGCCTTTTGGGAGACTAAGCCAACACACCACCTAACACACTTGCTAGCACACTACTAACACACTATAAAGCACTTATTACCAATACATTACAGAGATTTTAAAAAGTCAGCTAACACAATCACTAACACAATAGCTAACACACTGCCTATTTTTGCTAACACACTGTCAACACACTTTAAACAACTATAAAACAACGACTTACAGAGATTTCAAAAAGGCAACTAACACACTGCTAACACACTGGTAATAAATATTGTCATTTTAGCATACACCACCTAACACACTTGCTAACACACCTACTAACACACTGCTAACACACTATAAAAGACTTATTATCAATAATTTACAGAGATTGAAAGAAGTCAGCTAACACACTCACTAACACAATAGCTAACACACTGCCCAAAAACTTTTCTTTTGTACTAACGTAGTTAGTATCTTTCTTTTATAGTATATATATTTATTATTATATATATAATTATAATATACTAACGTGCGCGCGAGAAATTTTTGGGCGGTTGTTCTAATGCAAAATAGTGATGCTGAACATTGCTCCATACTCATCATACTGAGGAATGGTAATGATGGTTTTAGCTCTTGCCCCATCTTTAACCTTCTGAATTGTGATTAAAGAAGTCCATTTTGAAGGAATGTTCTCATCAAGTTCTTGGCATACTAGGCGGTATACTTCAACAGCACCTCGGTCAACAAAAACTTTTCCTTCCTCATAACTGCAAGAAGTTATCTTGAAGGATAGCTCATATTCGGTACCTGCATCAATTGTCAGTTTACCTTCCTTCACAGAAATAGAGTGCTCAACTTGCATTGGATCGCAATCTTCGGCATCCTTGTTGACAACGAAGTCACCTGCTCCAAAAAGCCAATGAATTTGCTCAGTTTGCGTTTCAAAACGCATAGAAAATGTACCAACAGAGATTTCTTGCGGTTCTAAAGCCATACAAGCCGAACAAACCAATAATTCTACTACAAAAGAAACAAATCTTCTCATAAGCGAAATTTTAAGGGTTATTTTGAATTTTAAACATCATACCTACACCTGTCAACAGCCATTCGGCATTAACGTTATAATCTTCAACTAGCCAAGCAAGCCATTCTGATTTGATAGCTCTGCCATCTGGGCACTTCTTAAACGTAGAGAAATTCCAATAGTTGATACCATGAGATTCGGTAAAAGTGCGTATTCCTCTAGCTTTACGCTGGTTGATAGCAACATCAAGAGCAAGGAAGAAACGCTTTGTTATCGCCATGCCTGTTGGCGTTGTCGTAAGTTTCATACGCTATAAATATTTCCGTGTACGTTAATTATATAGAAATCGCTTTTTTATCTGCAGGAGTAATAGTTTCCCCATTAGCTAGCTTCTCGAAACATCTTGCAAGGTGTTCGTATGCCTGACGTAGCTCCCTTATCTCCACATCTTTCTGTGCATTAATTTCGATGAGACGATTTATAACAGAAAGCGAATCTATCTGCTCATTTGGCTTTTCAGCTCTAATTGATGTCGCAGGAATATCATCATTAAGCATATTCCCTTCTCCAGTCAACAACCAGTCGATATTGTACATAGGCTTGGACGTATGGATAAGATTAGCCATTCTCGCACTCACCTTCAAAACCTTACCATTAAGGATATCATAAACCGCTTGCGGTCTACTGAGTCCCATATCCTTAGCAAGCTGCGAACCAGTTATATTTTCTTGCATAAGGATAGCATTAATAACCTCTTTTGCTGTCATACGTATAATAAAAGTTAAAATACAGAGATTTCTTAATGATTTGTACCGATTTTACAAATATTATTCTTATCTTTGCACCGTGAATATTTAAATAACAATGCAAAATTACAAAAAAATATTTGTATGGCAAATAAAAGTGAAGAAAAAAAGCAAAAAATGACCCTTTTGGATTATTACGAGAACCTTCCAAAGTCCTCGTACCCAAAGAAGGATTTCATTCAGCGCATCATGTCAGAATGCGATGTGTCATTTACTACAGCCCGCAACTGGACAAAAGGTCATACAAGACCGATGGTTGATTGGCAGATTAAAAAACTGTCTGAAATTACAGGAATACCAAAAGAACAGCTATGGCAGTAGAGTTTTATATGTTTGATGATGAACTTTGGTTCATTAAGGATGGTACCGAAAATCAAGCTCTCTCGGAAAAAGATACAGAAGTCATTAAGAAAATGATTGATGCTATCCGAGAAAGATTCCCCGAAGCCTACAAGGCTTTATCTAAGGAGTATCAAAAGAGTGCAATGAATGTTCCTTATTATCAGTTCTTGATAGTCAGAAGATTCTGTAAATGCAACTTCGGAAAGCTTGATACAACCACCTACGATATTGATAATCTCGGCAGGTTTAACTTTGAAAAAGTTGAATGCCCACTGCGAGGAGAATGTATGAACGAAGGCATTATTTGCAGCCCAAAGTTTAACTCCAAACTATCACCTGCCGAAGAAAGGGTAATGAACCTTATCTATCAAGGTTTCACAAAAGAAGAAGTTGGTGACAAACTTTGTCTATCTCCGAACACAATTAAACAGCATGTCAGATCAGCTTACTGCAAGCTAGGTGTTCATGATAAAGGCGAGTTTATAAAGCTAGCTAAAGATAATGGATTTTTTAACAATTTAAAGCACTAAGAGCAATGAGTATGATTAAAAGAAGCAATGAAATTGCTATTCAGAAAAACGTTAAAATGATGGTTTACGGACAGGCAGGTATGGGTAAGACAACTTTCGCCCTTTCAGCACCTAAGCCTCTGTTGCTTGACTTTGATAATGGTGTCAAGCGTGTTAATACCGCACATTTGGATGATAATGTCGGTATCGTACAGGTTTCTAGTTGGCAAGATATTCTCAACTTGCTCAACTATAACAAGAAGGATTTGGAGGAGTTCGATACCATCGTTGTAGATACTATCGGAAAGATGATTGATTTCATCATCGCCTACAGATGCAATGGTCGCAACCCTCAGATACAGGATTGGGGCACCATCAATAACGACTTCAAATGGTTTACCTCATCTTTGTCACAGCTTAACAAGAACATCGTCTTTGTCGCACATCGTGACACACGCAAGGAAGGTGAAAGTACTGTGTATATCCCTGCACTTCGTGAGAAGAACTACAACAATATCGTTACCGATTTGGACTTGCTTGGCTATCTCGAAATGAGAAGTGAGAATGGACAGCAAATCAGAACTATCACTTTTGACCCTACAAGTCGTAACGATGGTAAGAACACCTGTCAGCTTCCTGGTTGTATGCAGATTCCGGTTATTCTTGATGCAAACGGACAGCCAACCGCTCCTAATAACTTCATCGCTACTCAGATTCTCTCACGTTATCAGTCTATGATAGCTCAGAAAGAAGAAAAGGTCAAGGAGTACAATAAGGCTCTTGAAGAGATTAAGGAGAGTGTTCAGTTGATTACTGACGCAAGAGGGGCAAACCATTTCATCGAGCACATCAAAGATTATGCAAACTTGGGTAACTCCATCATTCTTCATGCAAGAAGTCTGTTCACAGAGAAGGTAAGTGCATTGAAGTTGGTTTACAATAAGGAGACCAAGCAATACGAGGACCCACAAGCAGCATAAGCATGGAAGTAGTCAAGTTTAAGTTCTATGCGACGCTGTTGGATGCGTATCAGAACTACCTTGATAGTGACATCATTTGGAGCAAGTATTGGGGATGGTCTGAAAATCCACCCCATACGCCAGAAGAGTTCAAGAAGATACAATTCCAATCGTTAATAGATAAGATAAATCGAGTACCATTCGATAGTGAAGCTGCTGACAAAGGCACAGCATTTAATGAGGTTATTGATTGTATGGTCCTTCATCGTAACTCGGAGAATATGGATATTCACACCATTTATCAAGAAGTAGAAGAATATCCGTATAGCAAAAGGGTTCCTGTCGGTGTAGAAGCAAAGCTGAACGGCAGAAGTTTCTGCTTCCCTATTCAGCTAGTCCGACATTATGCAGCCTACTATAAAGGAGCATTGCCACAGGTTTATATACAAGCAGTCTTACCTACCATGTATGGGAAAGTAATGCTGTATGGGTATATTGATTACCTTATGCCGTTCTGTACTCATGATCTGAAAACAACACGTCAGTATGCGGTTGGCAATTACAAGAGACACTGGCAACATAAGGTCTATCCTTATGCCCTCATGAAGAATGGTTGTGATGTTTACGACTTCGAATACAATATCTCGGAAATCGGAAAGACGTATCACAGAAACTATACAGAGAGTTATACGTTTAACCCTGAAAGAGACATTCCTCTACTCACTCAACACTGCGAGGATTTAATAAAATTCTTGCTTGATAACAGAAGTTTAATCACAGATAAGAAAATATTCAATTTGGTTTAATATGGCAGAAGAAAAGAACACCAATATCGTTGCACTCCAAGAAAAAGATGTGCAATTGGTGGTAAGCAAAGAAACTATCGGTCAGCTTACCACGAATATCAAAGAGGTTAAAGCTAGAGTTGAAAAGGCTTTGCCTATGTATGACATCAGCAACTATAGCACCGATGACATTCCAAAGTGCAAGGAAGACAAGGCTTTACTCAACAAGGCAGCTAAAGCACTTGACGATAAGCGCAAGGAGCTTGAAAAGGTATGGAATAAACCTTTTGAGGAGTTCAAGACAACCTGTAACGATACGTGCAAGCTTATCAAGAATGCTGTATCTCTCATTGATGGCGTAATCAAAGAAGATGAAAATCGCACCAAGAAAGCTAAGAAAGAAGAGATTGAAAAGCTTGCTGAGAAATGCGGAGTGGAAACCATCGGTATCAAACTAGACCTCATCTTTGATGCGAAATGGCTCAACAAGACAACTTCAATGAAGTCTATCGAAAAAGCTATCACAGAAAAGGTTGATAACATCAAGAAAGACCTCGAAACCTTGAAGCTATTTGCAGAAGATTATGATGCACTTGCCGCCCGATACAAGGAAAATCTCAATCTGCAGGAGACTATCGCATACGCAAACAAGCTGAAAGAACAGCGTGCTAGCTCAGTGTCCCCTAGTAAGAAAGAAACTGCAACACCTCCAACATCACCTCAGAAGGAAGTCGCGGAGAACAATGCAGCCGAGCAACAGGAAGAGCAGCCGAAGAATGGTAAGATGTCTTCTAATGAAGAAGATGCCATGGATGCTTTCGCTGCCGCTATGGGACAGTCGGTTGCACCTCCTACTCCAACCGAGACACGTACTTACGTTTGTACCGGTACAAAAGAGGCAATGGAATGTTTGGAACGCTTCATGCGTGACAATGGTATCACTTTTAATGTTCAGTAAAAATGGCATTTCAGATTAGTGGAATTATTCAGCATATAGGGAATACGGAGAGTATTCCCTATCAAGACAAAGTCTTCAAAAAAAGAGAGCTTGTCTTGGATTGCTCCTATCGTAACCAGTTCACAGGGCAGATAGAGAGAGCAAACTATCCAAAGTTCGAGTTTACAGGCAATCACGTTGATGATCTGAACGGCTTCAATATGGGTGATATTGTGACGGTATCATTCTCCTTGAATGGTTCACGCTCAGAGAAAGACGGGCAAGTCAGATACTTCACTAACGTTCAAGGTTATAAAATCGAGAAATATCAATCTCGTTATAATCAGCAACAAGGTGGAAATCAGACCGCACAAGAGGCTAACGGAAATCAGCCAACACCTACACAAGGGGCATGCCAAAGCGCACAACAAGCAGCTATGGAGTCTGCAAGAGCAGCATCAGCTGCTAATTTCCCTCCAGCCGTAGATGCGAACGAAAACCCTATTCAAGGTAATAATGACGACTTACCATTTTAAAGTTTAGACTATGGCACTCTATAATTTGAAGAACGTTTATGACAGAAAGAGGTTCAAGGAAGCCTGTAATCAGATGGTTCTGAAGAACGAATACGTTGAACTGAAGAAAAAGAACACTCAACGTTCTTTGGCTCAGAATAGCTACCTGCATTGTCTGTTAGGTTACTTTGCTTCTGAATTTGGTTTTACCCTCGAAGAAGTTAAGTTTGATATTTTCAAGAAGATATGCAACAGGGATATATTCGAGAGAAAGCGAATTAACAGAAGGGGACAGGAAATTACCTACATTAGAAGTAGTACTGAACTCGATAAGGCTGAAATGACAACTGCAATAGAAAGATTCAGAAATTATAGTAGTGCTCAGTGTGGGCTTTACCTTCCTGCACCTCATGAAGGTGAAATGTTATTTTTTGCTCAACAGCAGATTGAGCAATGCAAAGAATTTATGTAATTTAAAACAGAAAATATTATGTTAGCAGATTTGGATGGTCACAGACCAGAGAAGATTGAGTTTTGTTTGACCGAAGCTCAGAAAGAAATGTTCAAGGACGTGTTGGTACTTTGCGAAGGTGCAAAGAGTGCAGACGAACCTATCAAGGTTCTGCACGACAAGTTCAATGCTCTCTTCCCAGACAATGAGGTTGTTGACCGCAAGTATGATGATTTCGAGATTCACGCTATCCGTGAAGAGTACTGCATCAAGCAGGAGAATGATGTACCAAAGCGCAAGGAAGAGTTGGAAACCGTTCTTGCTCAGATCAAGACGATGAAGAAGAATGCCGAAGAAGCATACGCATCAGCACTTCTCGAAGTCAGTGATTTGGCAGCAAGAGTTAAGAATGGTATCACGGATTTCCGCTTACCTTCTACTAAGACCGCCCGTATTGCTCTCAATGGTCATTACCTCTTCTTTGCTTGGGTAGATGATAAGTTCCAGCTTTGCAAGGTTCAGAAAATCCCAGATTGGGATAGAAGCGGCTTGTGGAGCCAGGAAGATGTCAATCAGCAGGCTATGAAGGAAGTTTTCGGCATCGAGTTCCCTGAAGTGGAAAAACCAAAAACAAAAGCTGAGGAGCAGAATGATGATAATGACCTTCCTTTCGGTGACGATGATGAGGATGGTAATGATGAAGACGAGTAATCATGTACACACTCAGACCATATCAGAAACAAGCAAGTGATGCTGCCGTCAGAGCGTTCACAGGCAAGACTAAGAAGAATGGACTTCTTATCTTGCCTACGGGCGCAGGCAAGTCGCTTGTAATCGCAGATATTGCAAGTAAGCTGGATAGTCCGCTACTCATCTTTTGTCCGTCAAAGGAAATTCTAGAGCAAAACTTCGCTAAACTGCAAAGCTATGGTGTTTTTGATTGTGGAGTATATTCCGCTTCTGTTGGTTGCAAGGATATAAACAGAATAACCTTTGCCACCATCGGAAGCGTTATGAACCACATGAAAGACTTTCAGCACTTCAAGTACGTAATGGTTGACGAATGCCATCTTTGTAATGCTAAAGGTGGACAATACAAAACCTTCTTCGAAGCCGCGGATAGACAGGTTATCGGCTTAACAGCAACACCATATCGACTAGGAAGGGGACTTAATGGTACCTCGATGCTAAAGTTCCTTACGAGAACTAGACCAAGAATATTCGATGAGGTTCTGTATTATTGTCAGATTTCAGAATTGCTTGCAAAAGGTTATCTTGCCGATTTGAGATACTTCGATTGCACTCAGCTAGATATGTCTAATGTACATACCAACTCAACAGGAAACGACTTTGATGAAAACTCCCTAAAGTTGGAATATGAACGAAGCGGATTCTATGATCAGCTTACTTCCACTACCCTACGTGTATTGAAGCCAAAGAATAAAATACCGAGAAAAGGAGTTTTGGTCTTCACTCGATTCACGGAAGAAGCGGAAAGATTGACAGACAAACTGCAACAGAAAGGTATTAATTCTGCAATCGTTACAGGCGAGACTCCAAAGAAAGAACGTGAAGCTATCTTGGAGAAGTTCAAGGATGGCACCATAAAGGTTGTCTCTAATGTCGGAGTTCTCACCACAGGATTTGATTATCCTGCACTTGACACGGTTATCTTGGCAAGACCAACGAAGTCTTTGAGTCTCTACTATCAGATGGTGGGACGAGCTATCAGACCTTTCAAGGATAAAGATGGATGGATAATCGACCTTGGCGGTAGTTTCCGTTCCTTCGGAAAAGTCTCTGATTTAAGAATAGACCTAGAGGTGCAAGGTTCATCAAGATGGTGTATCAAGTCTCTAGGTAAACAATTGACTAACGTAAGTTTTTGAATTATGAAAATTGAAGCAAAACAGATTAATGAGTGGGTTAAAAAAGCCTACGATAATGCTGTCAAACATGGATGGCATGAAGAAGAAAAGTCTAATGCGCATTGGTTGATGATGGTCTGCACAGAAGTAGCAGAAGCCGTACAAGCTGACCGCAAAGGAAACTATATGGACGACCTTGACAAAGAAGGTCTTAAAACCGTACTTGCCAACGACCATGGTGGCAGTTTGTTCAATAAATACTACTCTGATACCATCGAGGGAAAAGTAGAAAGCGAGTTGGCAGATATTTGTATTCGTGTCTTTGATTTAATGGGTGTTTGTGGTGTTGTGGCAAAGGACGGATTTTCCACATTTGACTCTGAGGTTAAGTATGCTAAAGAGCATAGCTTTACTGAGGACGCTATGGTTGTTACTAGAATTATTGTTTCGTGCAACCTTAACTCATCTATAAGTGTAAAGGCAGAAATGTTCTGTGTCTTATATACAAGTATTCTTTCCTCCGTATTTGAATGGGCAGAAGCACTTGGAATCGACCTCGTTCAGCACATCAATTTGAAGATGCGTTATAACGAAAGCAGAGAATACCATCACGGAAATAAGCTGTATTAAAGAGTCCTATGGTTATGAATAAATACTATTTCAACCGCAAGCCAAAAGCGGCTCAAGCCGAAAAAAAAGAGGTAAAAAAGACTACTTCTAAGAGCAAACCTAACTTGGTTAAAAAGCTCGATCGGATATTCTCTCTTTATATCCGCTTGCGTGATGTTATGGATAATGGTTATGTTCGGTGTATATCCTGCGGGCAGATAAAGAGCTTTGAAGATGTGGACTGCGGTCACTTCCATAGTCGCCGACACATGGCAACTAGATTCAATGAAGATAACTGCCATGCTGAATGTAAATTTTGCAATCGTTTCTCTGCGGACCACCTTATAGGCTACCAACGCAACCTCATTCAAAAAATAGGGCAGCAAAGATTTGATTTGCTAAACGTGAAGGCGCATTCTATATGTCACTTCACTAATAGTGAACTAGAAGATATGATTGTTCACTATACGGCTGAGGTTAAGAAACTTAGCAGTCTCAAAGGTATCAAAGTTAATATTTGATAATATTTGCGGTAATATTATTTAATCAATAAATAATTTATTATCTTTGCACCAAAGAAATTAAATCTCTGAAACGTGGAACTTTCGGATAAAAAATATTCAGACCTCAATTAGTATTGTTTGGGTTCCACCTGCGTAAGCAGCTAAACAAGAAAGTTGAGGTTTTATTGTACAACTATGGCAGACTGGATAAGACTTCCTCGCAGCATGTTTGATTGGGATTGGTTCGATAAACCCGAAATGCTTTCCCTCTTTCTATATTTGCTCAACAATGCAAAAGAGAAAGAAGTTAAGCATGATGGGATAGTTGAGCAAAGGGGGCAGTTTTTAACTAGTCTTGGAAAACTCAGCACTATTATTGGTGCAGGAAAACAAGTGGTTAGAACCTGTTTGTCAAAGCTAGTAAAAATGCAGCTAATAGAAGTGAGTACGGAAAGGTTATACTCCATCATCACAATCTGCAATTATGACAACTATTTAGCTGATAAAGCTGATAAGCCTAAAAATGAGCCAAAGGAAAAAGAAAATGTTAAACCTGCAGAAGAAGCACCTAAGGAAGATAAGCCTAAGAAAACGAAAGAGGAGATTGCGGCAGCAACCGAAAAACGAAAGAAGAAATTCGGTCAAGAGTTAGTTCCTTATGTCGCGACTTATGGTAAGGATATGATCAGAAAGTTCTATGACTATTGGTCAGAGACTAATAAATCCAAAACAAGGATGAGGTGTGAGACTGAGAAAACATGGGATTTAAATCTAAGGCTACAGAATTGGGCAAGACGAAATAAAGACTTCGGAACAAAGCAATCTGGCACAGCTTTACATGATTCGGAAAACAAAGATTATAACGAAGGAGGATGGTAATTATGAATGTAGATTTCAATCAAATTATTCAAAGGTTCGAAAGAGGGGAAGACTTGTTTCTAGCAGACAAGGTTAGAATAAGGATTCCTAATGCCGAACAAAGGCTACGAGGAGGTCTAGACTATTTTGTCAAAAGATACACCTTTGGCAAGGAATCTCATGCAAAATGGATGGAGAAGAATTATCGCCCTATTGTTGATTGGATGTCTGACAACGAAGGCAGGGGACTTCTTATTACAGGTGGGTGCGGTCTCGGAAAGACTCTAATAGCAAAGCATATTCTACCGCTCTTACTCCAAGACTCTTGCAGAAAACTTGTCAATATCTTTACTGCCCAGGAGTTGAATACAAAGATTGACGAGATTCTAAAACTTCACATCATCTGTATTGATGATGTTGGTACAGAAGAGCTTGCGAAGATTTTTGGTAATGTTAGATGCGCATTCTCTGAGTTATGTGATGCAGCAGAGCAAAAGGGGAAGCTTCTCATCATTACCACCAACTTAACTGCAAACGAACTCGAAGCAAAATATGGAGAACGAACTATAGATAGGTTAAAAGCCATCACTAAGTTTGTTCCTTTCACAGGTAAATCATTAAGAAAGTAGATATGGAAATTAAAGAAGACAAAGATTTCTTGTTTGCTACAAAGCAAGCTAGATTAGCAACCTTCCTTGAAAATGATGAGGAAAGAAGAATGTTTAGAAACGCCATTTACAACGCTATCAAGTGGGGTAAAAGACACTAGTATATAAATCTATAAACAAAAGAGCAATGAAGATGTTACAAGACGTTACAGATTGGTTCAAGGCTGAAATTCTTGGCGACCAATCATTACAACAGGAGAGAAAGAAACTGAAATCACAGAAAGATTTCGAGAAGCGTATTAATGAAGCAGCTCGCCATGTCTGCCTCTCAGATCGTCCTAATGATGATGGGGCTCCATATCCTGTTATCTGCATGGATGGCACCGTTATCTATAAAATCTGCGAGAATCCTCGAATCGAGAAAGGAGAAATCAGCCTTGAAGATGTAGGGGAAGTCTTGGTAAGATAACGCATTCATTATGCCGAAAACAAGCTGAATTACAGATAGTTATGCGGTTTAAAAGTTAAATAAAGTTGCTAAAAAGCGATTAAAGAAAGTAACGTTTGGTCAATCCAAAATTTCTTTGTATCTTTGCATCAGTTAATTAAACAACAAATAAGTTTAACAATTAAATGATAAGAGCAATGAAAAAGGTAAAGTACGTTATTAAGGCAACTAAGTTCAAAGATAACACATACGAAGATGTTGTTTTTGAAAATCAGCCACTCAGTCAAAAACAAGAAACATTCAGTGACGTAAAGCATATCTTAGATTTGGATTTCGAGAATGCTTTAGACGAAGGCAAGAAAGTTCAGTATGACGGAGTAGAGCTTGATATCTTCAATGAAGATGGTACAATCCTTAAAGAATGGATTCAAGACGTAGCATAAAGGTAATGGGGTGACTAACCATCACTCCACAATAATAAGAGCAATGAAATACGAAGAAACGTTTAAATCCGAAGTAGCTTCAATTGAAGCTATGCTTTACAAAGCAAAGCAACGTAGAAAAGAATATGGTGCATTGAGTGCCATCATATACATGAAAGGATGGCTTAAAGTTGTCTACGAAGAACTGAACGATTTCACATTGACTTAACAAAAGATATGAAACATGTATGTAGTAATTGCATATCTTCCGATATATGCTATAGTGAAGGCAAGAAGCCTAATGACACTTGCCATCAATGGGAATGGAGATATACAGGTTTATGGTTTGATAATTAAAAAGTAAGACAATGGGAAAAGAGAAAGTTACAGTAAACGATTTGAAGGTTACACTCTCAGAGCTTGGTGTAACATCTGGCTTGAAGCAGGAAAAGATTATCCAACGCCTGCAGGTCAATGGCTGTTTGATTGCAATGGTAACAGATGTATTGGATCAGCTCATCAAAGATGAACAGGGCATGTTTAGGCTGTTAAGCGTTCAGTACAAGCAAGAGCAGAAGATGCACTACACTCAGATGCAGGATGCAGCCAAAAAGTACTACTTCCATTTAAAACCCTTTAATAAGAGTTTCTTCGGTGATGAGAATATTTGCGCCAACCTGGAGGATAACGCAAATGACATCTATGAAATCATCAAGCTTCTTGCGGACCATACTAACGACCACAAGGATATGGAAGTGATTAAGAGAAACCTCAGAAAGAGAAAGTTGAACCATCATATTTTCGATTAAGATTATGTCAGTATATAAAGCAAACGTAGATTTATCAGACTTATTTCACGATATGTCTTACAATTATCAGAAAAGCTTCCTTGTTGAAGAGTTCTGTTCTTTACCTATAGAACATCAGGTAGAGGTGGTTGGTGAAATGCTAAACAATCTGAACGGACAACAGGTAGCAAAAGTTATAGAAGACGCTTTTGATAATTTGCATGAGCAAGCTCAAGAGCATGTAATCAACTATGTGAACGAATAAAGGCTATGATGTCCGACAAACAATATAAAGTTGCTCGCAAGGGTATTGTCGAGCAGCTTAAATTAGCTCAGAGACTACATTGCAAGCACATGGAACAGAAGTATAAAGAGGCTTTGGAGAAGTTAGAGAAACGCTTCTTAAAGCCGGATGCCGTGGGCTGCTTCGATTTGGGCGCAAGGGTATCAAATAGTTATTATCATCTTTAAATGGTTAGATTATGAAAATGGCAAAACATATTGTAATAGACATAGAAACATTAGGTAGAAGAAATGATGCTGCTATTACTCAAATTGGCATAGTACCAGCAGATGAAAATTTCGATGTATTAGATCGGTATCTGATACAAACAGAACCTAAAACTTGGAATACTTGTGAAAGAACATTCACTGGAGAAACTTTACTCTGGTGGATTCAGCAAAAGAACAGTCCAGAAAGTAACAAGCCTACTCATATTGTCCATAGCTACAAATTTTTAGTAGATAAGCTATATCAAATCTTTAATAGATACAATACAGAAGACACTATAGTGTGGACTAAAGGGGCAATGGACCTATTTTGCATTAAAGACATATGCGAGTATCTTAATATGGAAGTTCCCTGGAAGTTTTGGCAACCTAGAGACATCAGAACCGCAAAGGAGTTCATTAAAGAGTGGAAGACCTTTGAGAATAATAATCATAACGCTCTCGATGATGCTTTGAATCAGTTGAGAGAGTTGAAAGCTAACTTAATTGAAAGATAGATATGGGTACAAAAGTAGAAGTAAGAACTATTCCTTTGCATGGATTGTTCATCCATCGTAAACAAGTTTGGCGGTCACTCGGTAAGCTTAGAGCAGAAAGCCATTCTACGACAGCGCAAAAGGTGTTTGTGAATGAGCATGATACCGAGGTATCAACTGAGAATGCTGATTTCATTGATGGCTTGAAAGTCACTCCTTATGATGGGGAGTTACCAAAAATATCAAAATACGCTGATTGCAGCCAGAGCTATTATCAGTATTGTTTAATGCAAAAATTGGTTTAGTTATGAAAATAGCTGATATGAATGATTTGAAACTAGAGCAATGGATCAGACAGAGAAACTCCGCTCAAATCATGTGGAAAGCAAAAGATGGTAGAGAAATACCGATTAAGGATATGTCAGATACTCATCTAGCTAACACGATAAATATGCTAGAAAGAAAATATGATGCAGAAGAACATCTTTACGAGATAGACCCTCTAATGGACTTTGGTGCAAACGATTAACAAATAAAAAGGTAAGTAATATGAAAGAAAAGATTAACATAGCGGAGATACTAAAGGATAAGCCAGTAAATACGAAGCTGTATTCTCCTTTGTTTAGTGAAGTATATTTTTCACATGTAAGTGGCGGCTATATAGCTGTGGAACATCATGGAGGTACATCACTATTCTTAAGTAGTGGCAAATTCTATGATTACGATGGAGCAGAGCCGTTATTATTCCCTTCCAAAGAAATGCGAGACTGGTCTAAGTTCTCATGGAAGAAAGGAGACATTCTAGTTAACAAAGATGCAGAGGTACATATTATCTTCGATGGGTTTAAAGATGATACCTACAAAACTTTCTATGGTCAGTATTATCTATGGGAAGAAGAGGATAGTATAGTGAACTTTGAAGAGAATGAAGACTACATGCAAACATCCGAGTTCTACAAAGCAAACAAAGAAGAAGCTCAGACCTACATCAGCACCATCGAGGAGCGATTGGGCGGTAAACTCAATCGCGAGACATTGGAAGTAGAGAAACCTCAGCCTGAGTTCAAGGATGGAGATATAGTAATGTCTGATTCGGGTACAATAGTTCTTGTCAGAGGAATTAGTTTAACTAGAAAGATATATTATCATGCTTATATGCGTAATGAGTATATATATATCAACCAAGTAGAAGGCGAATTTTTTAGTCGTGTAAGTCGTATTAAAAGATTTGCCACTGACTCGGAAAAGCAGCAACTCTTTGATGCTCTCGCAAAGGAAGGCAAACGCTGGGATAGTGAGCATAAAATGATTGTGGACTTGAAGCCAAAGGTTGAGTTCAAGCCTTTCGATAAGGTGCTTGTTAGAAATACCGATACAGAAGAATGGTTCCCAGGGTTCTTTGAGAAGTTTGATAGTACTTGGAATAATCCATATCATATAATGAACCGCCGTAGTATGACAGATTTTGCTTTTAAGCAGTGCATTCCTTACATCGGCAACGAATCATTGTTAGGTACAACAAATAACGTGGAGGGCTAGGTATGAAAGAGCTTAAAGATTTGGTTGTTGGTGATGATGTACTAGTTACAGGTATGTATCACAGACGTATTTCAAAGGTTGGTAAAGTGACAAAGACTCAAATTGTTGTTAATAACGCTAGATTTAGAAGAGATTCGGGCTGGCAATGCGGTAGTGATAGATGGAATGTTAGAAGAATATCTGTTCCTACAGAAAAGGAAATATCAGATGTTAAAGAAGAGAATCTTCGTAAGACTCTCATCTACTCTATCAGTTCTTTTGATTTCAAACGCTTATCAACAGATGAGTTAAAACAAGTGTACAAAATCGTAAAAGGCAAAGAATGAACGAGATTAAAGTAGGCGAAAGAGTAACTATTATTCTTGAAGCTGTTGAACATGACACTTGTGAAGGATGCTTCTTTAAAGGAGTGGCTGGCTATTGTGGCGCAGCTCCACTTGGATTGAAGTGTCTTCCTAAATATCGTTCAGATAAAAAGAATGTAATCTTTAAAGAAGTAAAGGAGTAGCTATGAGTAGAAATTTAATGAGAATGGCGTTGATGATGGCTGCTACGGCAGCTTACGCACAAGATGATATTTTCGGGTATTCAAGCCCTAGACTTGATACACCGAAAGGCAACATTCCTTCCGATAAGCAGAAGTGTCAGCCAAAGGCGCAGCATGAGTTTATCATCAAGGGTGTTAAGATTATGGCAGCTTCAAAGAAAGATGCCATCAAAAAGTTTAATCATCGTAAGTAAAAAGTAAAGCGTATGAAACAGAAGTTGAAAATGATATGGCGAATCCTTCGTGACAGACAGGTTGTAGTAATAACCGAGAGTTATGGAAGATTATATTATGATTGGGACACAAGAAGTCTTGAAGATGTTTGTCAAATGTGTCACAAAGTACACGATATGGCTTATATAATGAATAATAAGAAGTAAAGCGTATGGATAAATTATGTTATATACCAGGTGATTTGGTAATGACAAACGGAGTACCACTAGGTACAGCTAAAGATGTCGTTTACAGAGTAACATCATCAGACCCATCAAAGATTTTGAAGTTAGATGATGGAACGGTTCTGAAAGGTGTTGTCTGCTTAGAGAACATCGAAGGTGCAGAATTAGGGGATAAAGGTTTTCTCTTAGGTGACTGCTGTGCTTGGGTTAAGGATATTGTTCCTATTAATCTTGTGCCAGCAATTTTGGAGAAGAATGGATGGAATAAATCCACAAGCTGGTTTTACGTTGGCAGTGAAGAGCGTGGCTATCAGTTTTCCAAGGAACTAGATGATAAATGGGACGAGCTTGATAGAATGACTTATGGTGACTTACAAATCAGTCAATCTGAAAATCTTAGAGATTGGAAATATATAAATGAATGTAATCACTATTTTCATTTTGAATTTACCTATGTTCATGAACTCCAACATTTATTATATGCCTTGCATATAGATAGTAACTTAAAAATATAATGATATGGCACAGAAATATATAGTTGGTGATGTTGTTATGTATCACAACAAAATCATGGTTGTTAAAGAGCCTAGAGACGGAAGTCACTTTGACTTGTCTTGCCCTAAAGAAGGGTTAGTATATGATCTTGTAGATATTGAAGAGATGAAGCCAGCACGTCTTACTTCAGAGATTCTAGAGAAGAATGGATGGATGCTTTATCACCTGTATTATTGGTTTGTCGAAAAAGAATGTTTGAAGTTGCGTTTGTTAGAATTTGATAATTACACATGGAATGCTTGTATTGGAGACAATGTTATACGTATAAATATGTATTCAGTATCAGATTTGCAACACCTTCTCTTCGGTCTAGGACTTAACTCAGAAATGGAGGTGTAGGTATGAGTGTAGCAACACAAGTAAATTACCATTGCCCTTTCTACGGAAGAAAATGTTACCAATGCGGTTATTGGAATCGTAGAGGAAATGAATGTGAGATAATAACTCATCAAGACAGAAAGATTTGATGTTTAACCTAACATTTAAAGATATGACAAAAGAAGAATTAGAAGCAAAGGTTACTAAGAAACAAAATCTTATTAATGCTATAAATGACGAGATTCTTTCTTACGTAACGGAATACATTGAGGGCTTACCATACAAGGTTGGCGATAAAGTTAGCTGCTCTAGATGTGATGTTTGTTGGATTGAGACCATCACACCAGAACAATATAATAGTTACTATACAGGCGATATTGTAATAAGAATCAACCCAGCCAAGAAAGATGGCACTCGCTCGAATAGATTGTTTGTACTATTTGGCATGGAAATCGATAGCATCAAGAAGATTGATTAACCATCCTGCAAAGGATATAAAATAGATAGTAAGATGAAAAAGTACATTGGAACAAAAGTTGTGAATGCCACCCCAGCGTGGCGAGTTGATGGCAAAGTATATCTCAAAGATGATGCTGTGCCAAAATCCATGAATCGTGAAGACGGTTACAAGGTAGTCTATGAGGGCGGCTATGAAAGCTGGTCTCCTAAGGACGTGTTTGAGAAAGCCTATCGTGAAGTAGGCTCTGTTAACTTCGGTGGTGCTATTGACTTGCTGAAGGCTGGTCTTGCGGTAAGACGTAAGGGGTGGAATGGCAAGGGCTTGTTTATCGTGAAGCAGGTTCCTTCTCATATCACAGGTGACATCATTCCTAATATGCAGTCACTCCCTCAGTCTGCCAAGATCATCTTGATGAACCGTGAGAATCCTCACATTGACTATACTAATCAGATGCTTATCATCAATCCAGATGGAAGAGCAGATTCTTGGGTTCCTTCCGTATCCGATGTATTTGCGGAAGATTGGGAGGTTGTAACTGAGTAACTAACCGCCCTCTCCTTGGCAACAGGGAGAGGGTAAAAAGAAGAGAATATGGCAGAGATTATTTACTTTGGAACAAATGGGTGTTCCGGTCATTATCCTATTGGCATTGACAAAACGCTAACAGGAGAAGAATACAATAAATGGTGCGAGTGTGATAATGATTTTTGGAAAGATAATATCCGAAAGAATCCTGGTCGCCACCTCATCAAACATCACGGCGAAACCTACACCAACTACGGCGTGCCTTTCTCTGTAGATGAAGACAGAGTTGGTGACCATACCGAACTATTTTGGAAAGGCATTCATACGAAAGAAGAAATCGTCAACTTGATAAAGAATAATCAGTTTTTGGCAAGGCAATTCAAAATGGATGAGGCAATTAAAAAAGTGGCAACAGTTTGTGGTGTCAGGTACAAAGATGTTAAATCTGCGATAAACATGACACAAGCATTCGCAGGTGGTAAAAAAGAAGGGAATAAGAAAGCTGCAGAAGCAAAAAGAAAGTTGTGAGATTAGAAGCAATCTTACAGACGATGAACAGAAGCAAGCGATTTTGATAGCAATTAGAGCTATTGACACTTGCACTGAAAATGGGTTTATTGTAGAAGATTAACTAATAAGATAGTAATATGGCAAAAATGAATGTAACAGAAAAGGACTTTGAAGCTTTCTTTCAAGCAACAGAATCCCTCATGGCTATGTCTGGTACTTTAGATGATGACTTCAACGAAGAGGTTTATGCTATAAACAGGCAGTTCAAAAGTTTTGAACGAAGATACTTAAAGGCAAAGGAGGGTAAGCAATGAGTAAAGAAAAAGCGATAATTCATATCAATAATGTTTCCAAGATGATTGGCTCAAAAAGAATAAAATTAAGTGAAGGCATGACCATTCATATTCAAAACGAGTTAGTCTTAGCACTTAGAGAATTGGAGGATGAATAAGAAGCAATTTAAGTAAGTAATTATGAATAAAAAAGAGAAATCAATCAATAGTCACATTGATAAGGCTATAGGCTATTCAGACAAGGCTCATGACGAGTTGCAAATTGCTCTGAATATAGCTTTAGAAGGAAAAGGGCTTAGTGACGAGGAAAAGGAACTTCTAAGCGTTGGATTTGCAACAGGAACAGAAGAAGCCGTAGAGCGTGTTGCCGATGGTAGTTGTAATGATGAATATATCGGTGCATGGGATAGCGCAATTAGAGACTGCCGAATATCTGAGGTATATCGCATGACAGGTGAGCAGATACGTGAATATTTTAATTTGTGACAACTATGGATAAGAAGAAAGTTAAAGAGCTGATACAAGAAGTTATCAACAGCAATATTGATAGCTTGGAATTTGGATGCGATAAGCATAATGCTCCTTTGAGAAAGGCAAATAGCTTATTGCATGATGCTTTGATAGAGTTAGGAAAGTCAGACTGGGTATCTGTTGAGGATGGGTTGCCACCTTATGGAGAGAATGTTCTTGCTATATCAAAAGATGGGTATATGAATGTGTCTTACAGACGTAAGATTCCAAGAGATAAAATTAGTAGAGAGGTTATGGATGATAACGGATTCATTCTAAACTTCAATTTGCATTGTAGCACTATCACTCATTGGAAACCTATTGATAAGTTGGAGGAATAGTTATGGATAAAAACGTTTGTGATAACACATTAGTCTTTGGCAGTTGCCATGCTAGAAGCTGTATTGAAGTACCTTCTTTGAACGCAGGAAAGGCTAAATGGAAGGCTTTCTATGATAAGTTCCCTTGGCTTAAAGGTCAACCTTTCTATCTTAGACGTTCATGCTTCTGGGATGGAGGTGAAAGAAATCTGAAGGCAATAAAAATAAAACTTAAAAAGATATAGTTATGGCATGGGTAGCAGTTAATTATCATGGTGTGGAAGTTATTCTTTCAGATAGACCGAAGAAATTATTCCGTAGGTTATGGGGCAATGATAAAACCCAGATAATTCCTCTTCCACAAGGCTCTATCAAGAAGCTCATCGGAAGAGAGCTGTCTTGGCAAGATGAGCCAGTTGAACTTAAAGAAGAATAGCTTATGTTTGGATTTTATGTTATACTTACCCTAGCTGTTCTATATATAGCTTTTATGGGTGGAGTTATCGGTTATTTAATTGGTAAATATTGGAAGAGATAAATATGAGCATGCAAATATGTAAGGAAGCCTATCAAGAATTGATAGACGGAGATATAGAATGGCTTCTTAGACAGCCTAGAGACCTCGAAAGAGACCATATAGAGGCAGTGCTAAGAAAGAGTGTTGAACTTTTATACGGAAAGGAGAAATAGATATGGAAGTATTAAAAGACAAAAGTCAGTTAACAAAAGGTTGCGGAGTGACATTTATTAAAAATGATATTTTCCACTTCTACGAGTACCTTATGGTACACCCTAATCGTGAAACCTATTATCTTTTTATAGATAGCTGGACGCAAGACGTTGTACGAATACACGTCAGCGAACTCTTAAATGGAGATTACTATATAGGTAAATATGATACTGTTTTCGTTAATAAAAAGATGATAGAATTTCATAAACGTATGATTCAGTGTCACGAAAATAGAATTAAAGAGAAGAGAAATTTAAAGAAATAGTTATGGTTAAACCTTACAGAATCAAGCATAAGGCTAGCGGATATTTCTACCAACGTTACAACGGAAGTAACCTTGGTAAGAAAGGCAAGGTGTATATGAATAATCAATCACCACTTACAATATGTGATAATGAGAACTTTATACGTATTCAGATTCGTCACAACACTTTAGCTTATAAAGCATTGAGAGATATGCTTTCCAAATATGCTATAGGTAAAGATGATGAGTGTGAATGGCATAGTACATCTTACAGAGTTCCAAAAAGTGAATTTGAAAAAGAAGAATTATTATGAAAATAGAAAATATCAAGTTCAAGGCTAAACGTCTTGACAATGGAGAATGGGTTGAAGGTGACTTAATGAAGGAGTCTTATGGTGCTAGAATTATTGAGCATACAAGTAAAGCAGATAATTGGGTAGCAGTAGACCCTTCTACAGTCTGTATGTTTACAGGACTGAGAGATAGGGATGGCAAAGAAATTTGGGAAGGTGATATAGTGCATGACAGTTATGACCTTTGTGTATAGACAATCTCTATGAGGTAGTTTATATTGAAGAAGAAGGAGCGTTTGCATTCAAGAGTTTAGATAAAGTTGACAATTACGAGCCATTTGTTAATTTATTAGAAGCTTATGTTGTTGGCAATAAATTCGATAAGGAGAAGTAGCGTATGAAGAATAAGATTTTAGACTTAACCAAGTCAGCCGTTTGGTTGGTCTTGTGTCTGATTGTTGGTGCATTGATATGTGAGGGCATTTGCTCATTGGCTAATATCAATAAACCAGCAAAGAGAGTTGGTATATCTGTAATCACAGAAGAAGAGCACGATTATCTGGTAGTGGAAACGAAACACGGAGTTTGTGTTATTCACGCCGAGAGCTGCCCTTGTCATAAAAAGAAGTAGTATATGAAAGTTAGGTTGGCAAAGAAAATTATGAAGTATCACTCTGGCAGTTTTTTATATGACTTGATGCGCTTGAAAGGCTTGGACATTTCTAAAGAGCTGTCAAAGATAAAGCAATACTGGGAGCCAAGATGGGCTTTGTATTATGCCACTAAAGGTGGTTGTCATGGCAGAGTTGACCATCGTATCGTAAAGGCAGAAAAGATTACTGCAAGATATTCTCGTAAGCTAATGAATTGCCTTGCTAGGTTGGCTGGTAAAAATCCTTTCGATATTAGAGATATATTAGGTAGTTCAAATAAACTAAAAAAATATGATCATGAAACAAGAAATGCAAAAATCAATCTTAAAGATTCAAACAGCAGTCGAAACTCTGACAAGACAGAAAGTTATCGATAAAAATGTGTATGACTTTATCCATGGAGAAATCAAATCTCTTTCGGAAAGTGTGGAGAATATAGAGGAAGTAAGTAACCTAGATGAAACACTCCTTACCTTCACAGATAAGGAGGAGTATGTAAACCAGCATATCAACCTTGCTGATACATCTGTACTTTGCAAAGAGTTGAATAGAAGAAAAGACATTGGTGACGATTTCTTTGTAGTAAAAACAGAGGGAAAATAAGTTAGCTTATGGAAAGATTAACTAAAGTAATGGATAAGTATTTATCAGAAGCAAAGAAGAAGGTTCTTACCCTCGCAGTCAGCAAGGAATGGTTCGATATGATAGTGTCGGGCGAAAAGAATGAAGAGTATCGGGTAATTAAATATTTTTGGATGAGTCGCCTTCTCCTTATCAAGGATGAGGAATTCAAAGATTTCGATAAGTACGATAAGCTTCATATCGGTAAGACATTTGAGATGCTTATAGACATCAATACTATCAAGGAGAAACTGAATAATGGTACAATGAAGTTCGTACCATTCACTCACGTTCTCTTCAAGAACGGCTACTATGACGATAGCCCAAAGGTAGAAAAGGAGATTGAGAGTATAACCATCGGCAAGCCGAAGAAAGGTCTTTGCCCAGGCAAGTGGTTGGACCATGAATTTTTCATCATCAAGTTCAAGTGATATGAATAAGACAACAGAGCTATCATATAATCACCTCATTTCGCAACTCAGAAAAGAAAACGCTGATTTGAGGAATGAGGTGCGAGAATTAAGGAAATTGCTAACAAGAAAAGGTGACAAACCACCTAATTAACACTCCGTAACACCATGTTAAAAGGTATTTTTGACTATCTTTTGTCAAATTAGCTTCCTGTAATTTTCGGTAACATTAGTTAAGTTAACGAAACGGCAAAAATCTCACATAAGCCTTTCTAAGCTGTTCTATTTTCTTACATATATCCTTATATCATTTTTCAGAAAAAGCCTTATATAGAGGAAAATAGGCTTTATTTAACACTCTAGTAATCAATAAGTTATATAAAGTTAAGCAAGAAAAATAATGAGGTTAAAATTTGGTCAAATGCTAAAAAATGACTATCTTTGCACCATCAAAAATAAATAATAACAATTTAAAGATAAGAGCAATGAAACAGACAGTAAACGTATCAAACAAAGCTGAGGTTGTAGCAGCAGTTACAAGTGATTTTGATGGAGGTTATAACTATTTCGAAGGTGACATTCGTAAGGGTAATCTTAGAGCGCATGTAGTTAACTGCTTCTATGGTAACAAGTTGAGAATCCAGATTACCTATTGGGAAGATGGTAAGAGCGTGGCTGTTGAAACCGCTTCAACCTGTTCAACAGCAAAAGGGATTGTTAGTAAGGTTTCTAAATTCTTAAACGTTAAGTAATCATGACAGCATTAGATTTCAATGATAGAGGACAAGCTTTCGTTTCATTCGATGAGTTCAACAACTATATGAATGAACGGCTGGAAGAAGGTGATTACACCAAAGAGAAAAACGGAATCACTTACTACTATAATAGTGGCAGTTGTCTTATCGGCAAGTATGACAATAACGAAGGTTTCGGAATTACTTATTAATAAATACAGCCCTCGACACCGCGGTAAAGTCACAGCGTATGAAAAATATTTATGGAAAGACCATTAAGCCAAAGTACGAGGTCGCTCTTAAACAACATGTTAAAGGAAGTGTGGATGACGATTATGAAAGTATAGAGTTCCATTCCGCTAACAACTATTGGGAGTCAGTCCGTATGGCTAAGAAGTATTCGTTTGGCATCGGTTCAGAAAATAAACGCTTTGCCGAAACTGATAAATTGGACGCTGGTCTTGCGCAAGTAACGGTAGTTTGTTATTATTCAGACGATACATCAGACTACAACGAAGTATGGCAAGAAGAATATATTAATGGCAAGAAAACTGTAAGATATTAGATTTATATATAACGAATAGAAAGATAAAAAGGTAACGACTGGTCCAACCAACTAGTCACAATAAGAGCAATGAAATGTTAGACAGGACAAACATTCACTTTAAGAAAGCTGTAGAAGCTATATTTGAAAAGGTAAAAAGAAATAAGGGGTGTGTAACGTTAGGTCTTGATACAGATTACTTAAGCATCTGTTTATTAAAAGAAGACAGCGAAGTTTTTTATCATGACATGATTTGTAAATTTCATACTAAAGACGAAATCCGCCAGAAGGTAGATAACTTCAACAAAATGTATTACGCATGCAGACAATTAAAAAAGAAAGGAGGTCGCCATGAGTAAGGAGTACATTGGAACAGATTGCTATAATCGCAAGATGGAACTTTACCATATCGGCAATGAAGTTTATTGCGACCACATCAAAAACGGAGTTGTCGTCAAGACAAACAGCATCACTGTAGATAACCGCATTCTTGGATTGTTTAGCAGTCCTCATACAAGCGGAGCATATATCTACGATGAGATAGCAAGAATGTATGGCAAGAAGTTATAATAACTGCATATAAAAAGTAAGAGCAATGAAGACAGACAACGTTTTAGAGCATTTCGCTGAAATGATGATTTCACGAATGCAAAAGATGAAGGCAGGAGATTGGAAGATGGGTTGGTTCACCACATCTTATGGTGGTAACCCAGTGAACCTTGGAGGGCGTGAATATAATGGAATGAACTCATTCTTCCTGTTCCTCTGCATGATGGACGAAGAAAGATTCAAATATCCTATCTTTGCTACCTTCAATCAGATAAAGGCATTAGGAGCTAGTGTGAACAAAGGAGAGAAAAGCTTCCCTGTTCTGTTTTGGTCCATTCAGTACAAAGACAAGAATGGAAACAAAATAACAGAAGACAGCTACAACGGAATGACTCGATCAGCCCAACTAGACTGCAAAGTCCAGCCTTTCTTGAAGAGCTACAATGTGTTCAACCTCAGCCAAACCAACCTCGAAGAGTTAGCACCTAAGACGATACAAAAGTTGAAGGATAAGTTCAGTCTCAAAGATAAGAATGAGTTACCGACAGACACGGCTGGTATGTACGTCAACGAGAAAATTGATGATATGCTTCTTTATCAGAAGTGGCTCTGCCCTATCCGCTACGACAAGTATTCAAGTGGAGCTTTCTACAGAGTTGGGGTAGATGATATTACAACACCACTTAAAAGTCAGTTCAAGAAGGGCAATACAGAGCAGGAGATATTCGAGGATGGACAGGAGTACTACTCAACCCTTCTACATGAAATGGTTCACTCAACAGGGCATAAGTCTAGATTGGATAGAGGGTTTGAGAATGAGAAAGGAGAAAAGGACTATGCAAGAGAAGAGTTGGTTGCAGAGCTTGGAGCAGCTCTTATCGGAAACGTCCTAGGCTTTAGCAGTCGCATTTTAGATAATAACGCTGCTTACCTAGATGGTTGGATCAGCAAGCTTAAAAAGCAACCAAAGTTCATCGTTTCTGTTTTGACAGACGTAAACAAGGCAGCTAAAATGGTATTAGAAATCGTGAACAAAGAAAAGGCACAATTACTAATGCCTGCATAAGATATTTTATTGCTCTATCTAAGGCGGTATAAGCGGATTTGCTTGTATCGCCTTTATTCATTATCATCAAAAACATAAAAAGCTCTATAAGCGAAAATAAATATGCAATTTCTTGGTTAAATCTATTTGTTGATTAAATATTTTTAGTATCTTTGCACCAAAAGTAGTAAAGATATGAACATCGAAGAAATACTCAAGAAAACTGATACTATCAGCCAAAAGATAGAAGAGCTACGCAGAAGGACTGTAATGGTCCCTTTGTGGAGTTATCTTTTGAGTTTATATGAGCCAGCAAGCCATAAGGTAATGACAGATACCATAAGCCTTCGTGATAAAGACAATGGTGAAAAATCTTCCCGTATAGCGGTTGCCCTTGAAAAGCTGCTCACAAACAGAATAACAGAATTTACATTCTCTATACCAGTTAAGAGAAAGTACAACACTCCAGAAAATGATATTCAGAGGGAAATCCAAAAGGCATTAGAAAAAATCTACGATTGTGCTCATATTGACAACATGAACTACAAACGTGGACTAGCCTATTTCGCAAGCTGTGAAATCTTCACCATCTGGTATTCTGTTAAGAAGCATAACTCTCTATATGGTTTTGAATCAAACTACAAGTTGAAGTGCAAAACCTTCTCCCCTATGGATGGAGTAAGATTGTACCCTATCATTGATGAGTATGATGATATGCAAGCTATGTCGTTTGAGTATGATAAGACCGTTTCCGATAAAGAGACGGTAACATTCTTCGAAACCTTTACAGAAAACTATCATTTCATTTGGAAGAAAAGTAACCTTGGTGATATGTGGGAGGAAGTAACTGCACAAGTTGATGAGGATGGGAACATTGAGAGTGGTGAGGAAATCATCATCCATAAGATTCCTGGAGCATACATGTCTCGACCTCACGCCATCTACGAGGGGCTTGATAATATCCGAAGTGAATTTGAGTATAATATCAGTCGCAATAGCAACGTGATTGCATATAACGCTGCACCAATCGCAAAAGTCAAGGGTGGCATAGTCGGAAAGGAGAAAAAGGGAGAAAGTTTGCGTATATGGAGAGTCGAGAATGATGGCGATATTTCATACGTATCATGGAACCAGTCGCAAGAAGCGGTTAGCGGTCAGAATAAAACCCTCCTCGGATTGTACTGGATGCTTTCTCAAATGCCAGATATTAGCTTTGAGAATATGAAATCTCTTGGTAATATCGGCTACGATGCAAGACAGACGTTGCTCACAGATGCACATCTGAAAGTCCGCATGGAATCGGGCGCTTTCAAGGAGTTCTTTGAAAGAGAGTTCAATGTAATCAAGGCATTCTTGAAGGTCATGAATCCAAAATGGGAAAAGGAGATAGATAACGTCACCTGCGACCACATCATCACTCCTTACATACCAAAGGATGAGAGCTACGACATCACCATCAGACAAAAGGCTAATGGTGGTAAGCCGGTAGAAAGTCAGCTTGAATCCATCGTTAAGCTTGGGCAGTCGCAAGACCCTCAGCAGACAATGAAGGATATTCGACAGGATGAACTTAATGCGGCAGCAGTACAGCAGTCTGCTTTTGCTATGGGTGAACAAACAATATAAACGCAATAAACTGCATAAGTTATGAAGAAAAAAATCGCAATTTGGCTATTCAAGTTAGCTAGAAGACTCTACCCCATCAGTGTAACTGTCTTCGAACAGAAAGAAATTCTAGAGCCAAAGGTATGTGCCAAGGCTTATAGTATCGACAAGAATTACATTCGCCACTACAAGCGAGACCATCATGTCAAGTCCATGAGAGAAGCTTTGCGTGAGATAACAAAGGAAACTCTCGCACAGGCAAAGAAAGATGTACTCAATACTATCGAATCCAAGATCATGAAGCAGAGAGTATATCAGAAGGATGGCAATACGATTGTAGAGGTAAAGGTTAATTGCTATGTCTCCAAAGAAGAAGGTTAAGCCTATTCCAAAAGAACCTCAGTTCTGCAAATTATGTGCCCACGTTTCCAACCCACGTAATCTTAGTGTTACGGGAGAGCCAACGTTGGGCACTTGCCCTTATGAGGAGTTTGCTATCCTCTATCAAAGGGAATGTGTAAACGAACATTATAAGCCGAAATAAATGAGACCAAATATCCCCAATCAAAAGAAAGCATACGATGCTCTGAACAGACGCTTAGTTAACTACGTGGCACAAGTTCAGAGTATTTATGATAGAATCGCTAGCCAAGTTGCTATTGCTATAGATGGTGTCGGTTATGATGGTTCTGCGGAGTTCTTATTTGGGGACTATCCAGAACTGAAACAAACCATCAATGGCATCATGACTAGTTATGCTGCACAGATGAATAACCTCATCTATGCAGGTACAACAAATGAGTGGAAAGAAAGTAACATCATGCAGGACCTACTTGCAAGAAAGGTACTTCGTGCTTATGATTTTGAGAAGGGCGGAGATAAGTACAACAGGTATTTCCAACCTAATTCAGATGCTTTGAAGGCTTTTCAAAATAGGGTTGATAAGGGGTTGTCTGTTTCGCAGAAAGTATGGTATCAGTCACAAGCCTTGAAAAAGGAGCTGGAGCATACCATATCAACTGCAATAGAAAGAGGGCAGTCTGCGGTTGTTCTCAGCAAGCGAATCAGTAAGTATCTGTTAGACTATCCTTCATTAAAGGCAGATTATACAGAAAAGTTCGGAAAAGCCGCTACATGCGCGAATTGCCAATACGCTTCTATACGTTTGGCAAGAACCGAGATAAACATGGCTTACCGAAAGGCAGAGCAGACACGTTGGCAACAATTTGACTTCATCTTGGGCTACGAGATTAAGTTGAGTAAACGCCACCCTGCACCCGACATCTGTGATGATTTGTTGGGAATATACCCAAAAGACTTTGTCTTTCTAGGTTGGCATCCTAACTGCATGTGTTATGTTGTACCTATTGTGATGAGTGATGAAGAGTACTATGGTTCTCCTTCCATTCAGAAGTCAGCTATGATTTCTCGCACTCCAAAGAACTTTAATGACTGGGTACGCAATAACCGCAGCCGAATCGGGCAAGCTAAAACACTTCCATACTTCTTGAAGGATAACAGAAAGTATTGGCACCTGTCCGTTGAGGACGCGGCTTAGTACCGTTATCAACAAAAAGATGGGTAGTAGAATTAAGGTTCTACTACCCATCCTGTTTTGTTATTTAGAGGTCCATTAGCCGATTCGTTATCTACGTAATAAAGTTTGAAATCTTGACCTGTCTTCAAAGCTTTTCGTACAGATGCCATGATCAGATTCTTGCTTACGCCCTTTGTAACTGCAATCTCTAATAGCACTTAGAACAGCACATTTTTGACCGATATAAATATCTGGTCACTTGTAATAGTTCACTACCTGTTCTTCTGTAAGTTCGTCCACGGACTTAACAGAGCATTGTTCTAGATATTCTTGTATATTCATGCTGAAAAGATAGTAAAAGTTTTCCAAACTACAATACGTCCAATTAAAAAGTTAGCAAAAGTTAGCAAACAGACTATAAAGAAGTTTAAAAGTTAAACTATTGTAAGTGCTTGAAAATAAGATAGTTGATATTTGGTCAATTCGCAAAAAATGACTATCTTTGCACTATCAAAAATAAAATAACAATTTAAAAGATAAGAGCAATGAATACGATTAAAACGTTTATTCCATCAGAGTCAGTTGACGCATTTAAGAAGTTCGCTGAGAAGACTAAGCGCAATGTAGAAGGTTTCGACTACACCATTAGTAACCCACGAAAAAAGTTATTCCGTCATGCGGTAGTAGAAGATTGTCAAACCATCATTGGTAAGTATTGGCATGACATCTGTGACCTCACCATCAATATGCCAGACGAAAGTAATTGGAGATTGCTGGCCACATATAAGAATGGAGCCTTTACTCCTGCTGATACAACCAAGGAGTTGGTATTCAAGATTAAGGAGCATGGAGCTGATTACGGCAAATGCGACCTATGTGGACATTGGTGTAACAACGCATACGTTATCGAGAATACACAAACTGGCGATGAACTGCAAGTAGGTTGCGAGTGCATAAAAAAGTTCGGATTGAAGTACATTGACTTCCTCTCAGACTTTACACGCAAACTTTATGAGACATACGACCACACCATCAGATATGCCACCGATGATGACTATGGAGACCTTATCCCAATTTGGGGTGGTCCTAAGGATAGTAGATATACGGATGCCATCTTGAAGAATGACATGATCGCCATGTGCAAGGCTCTGTATGACGAGTGCCCCGTTTACAAGAAAGGCTATTACGCAAATGGTCGCTATTACCCATCAGAAACAATCGCCAAATTAGAGGAAATAAGAGATTCTAAGAAGTTTACGGTTGACACCTCATACATTACAAAGGTCTGCGATTTTGCGCTATCTAAAGAGCCTAAATCACAATTCGAGGTTGAAATGCAGAAAGTAGCAAATGACTACTACACATTCTCGGAGCAGTTCGTTTATGCTTTCTTTCTGGTGAAGAACTACGAGGATAGCTTAAAAGGTGGTATTGATGCCATCAAGAAAGGTATGCAAGTCAAGGTAGTCGGTAAAGTCATTCAACAGCGCACAGAGCAGTCTTACTACGGAGAAATGGTCACAAACACCATCCTTACTAAAAACGGAATAGTCTGTGAAAGGGTTGGCAAAATACCAACTGCACAAAAAGATGGCGAGAATACCACCGAGTTCTATGCTATCATCAAGGGTGTGTTCAATGGAAAGGTTTGCCTAGACAGAGCTACTAAGAATCCAAAGAAAGGAATTGAAGTGGCAATGGAGATTTAGTTATGAGCGCATTCAACATCAACACCTATTATGGCTGTGAAACTTGCGAAGCAGCCGACAAATATGGTAATGGTTGCAAGCATGGTCTGTTATTCCCTGTCCTGCTTGTGATAGCTAATAAAAGGGAATGCCCAAATTATAGATTTCAAAGAAAGGATTGAGATATGATAGACTTAGTAAAGATGGTTTCCTTAATCGCTAAAAATGAAAGCGATAAGCCTGCATCAATAGACTTCAATGGAAGGGTTGGATGTCTTTTTTTCCGTAATCATAGCTTTAAGGTAGATTGGACGGAAGGTAACGAACAAGTAAGTTTTGAGAGCTCAAACAGCAATTCTCTGTCTTCAACAATAAGTATACTTGAAAGCTTGCAACATATTTGCTTTGATTATTTCAAGGACCATTTGACTGAATATGATATTGCATTAAATAGAAAGTATGGCTTTCTTCTGATTACCCACATACAATAAACATAAGTATTATGAAGATATATAAATTGATATGGTATCTCTACACAGAGGACCAACTTAAAGAATCCCTCATCACAGATAAGGAAGTTGCAGAAGCACGTTATCAAGAACTCAAAAAGGCTCTTTATCGTGGATGCTGGTTATCCCTCTCAGAATTAGTAGAAAACGAAGACCATGTATTAGTGGAGGGTGAAGGTCTTCATTATAACGACATTTAAAAGTTAGAGCAATGGAACAGAAGTTATTAGATTTGATTATCCATATAGGACAAGTTAAAGGTTGGGCTGTAGATACTACAGATAATGGCAATGACCTTGCCTACATCTTCTTTCAGCGTTATTCTCCTGCAGGTCAAGATTTCAATATGTCAATCGAAATGCTTGCCAATGACCCGAAAGAGTTTTTGAAGAACCTCGATGATTACTACGAGAACTTCGATCCAGATAGTGAAGCCCTAAACTGGTGTGACAAAGAAGGTCATGGTATAAATGGAGCACCCAAACGCTTGAAGGATATCATCATTGATTTCGAGGAAATCGAAAAGGAAATCAAAGAACTCCTAGAAGTGTTCAATCTTCAAATAGAGGAACTAGAGAAAGCTGCCATTCACAAGGTTAAAGTGCAAGTAACCGAATACCTGCAAAAGGTAGTGGAGGTTGATGCCATCAATGGCAGTGACGCATGCGATAAAGTCGAAGAAATGGTTAATGGGGCAGAAATCATCTTGACAGCAGACGATTTCACAACAAGAAAGATTGAGCCTTATGAAGATGAGTAAAACTGCACAAGGTGTGCAAAAGCTAAAAGATGGAGATTTGAAAGGAGCACTCTCCATCTTTTCTACTTTTAAGTATGATTTCACAAGGGATGAACGTAGAATCATGCGAATTGCATACGAAACACTTTGCGGACATGGTGCTTTCTATCAATCATTAGGAATTGATGCTGGTCAGATGATAGTAGATGCGACAGCTATACTAAACACTAAGTATCTAAGTATCAATAAGTTAAACTAAGTTAGCAAAAAGTATATTTAGCACTAAACATTTGGTCATTTGCAAAAAAATGATTACCTTTGCACTATCAAAAATAAAATAACAATTTAAAAGATAAGAGCAATGAAAGAGTTATTAGAAAACATAGGTAACTTTAATGGATGGAAAGGAAACATCTGTCTTTACTTCCCCAAAAAGAAGGTTAGAGAATTAAAGCGTTATGGAATAACAGAAGATATGGATATAAAACAAGCATATCTTAAAGTGAGTAATATTAAAAACATATAACTATTATAGAGCAATGAAACTGATTACGAAAGAAATTAAGAAGAGACTGGAAAAATATCCTCTCTACTCACAGGATGGCAAAAAGGAAGAAGCCATCTGTCAAGCAAAGTTCTTCCTTTGTGTTGGTGCATGGTCTTGGTTCATATTGGAAGCAGACCTAGAGAACAATATCGCCTACGGAATCACTATCAATGGAAGTGGTGAAGGCGAGTACGGCTACACAAGCTTAACCGAGTTACAGGGGCTAACAACAAAGTTAGGCTTAACCGTAGAGCGAGATACCTCATTCTCCCCTACTCCGCTAAAGGATATTAATAACGAATATCTAAAGAAATTTCTTAAGAAAATGTACGCTTGAAAATAATTTCTCACTTTTTTCAAGAAACTATTTGTTGATTAAATAATTTTATCTATCTTTGCAAAAAGTTACAAAAGAAATGAAGATTTATACATCATACTTCTCAAACGGAGCTAAGTTAGCAAAAGCTGGTATCATGATGATCGGTATTGCCCTCTACCCTCCGAAATGGTTTACAGGATTGTCAAACAAGTACGTGTCACCATCATGGGACATTCTTCACAACTCCAAATCTAAAGAAGATTACGTACAACGTTTCAATTCTGAGATATTGGCTCATCGGGACCCAAAAGCATTTCTCTCAGCAATAGAGAAAATGGCAAATGGAAAAGATGTAGCTCTATGTTGCTTCGAAAAGCCAGATGATTTTTGCCATCGCCACCTAGTGGCAAAATGGCTGAATGAAAAGTTGGGAATACAGGTCGAGGAATTTGGAATTTCCAAGAATCCTGTTTACTCGGAGCAAAGCTTGTTTTAGGAATCCCTTCTTCCATCGGAATACCCACTAGGGTTGGCGGCTCGGAAAGACGAGCATTTTTGCGTGTATAGAATATTGTTATTATAAGCGGAGATAGCTCAGTTAGCAGAGCGCAGTGATACCATCACTGAGGTCGTTGGTGCGGCTCCAACTCTCCGCTCTTTTGCGGGTATAGCTCAGTCGGTCAGAGCGTCACATTCCCAATGTGAAGGTCGAAGGTTCGAGTCCCTCTAGCCGCTCTATTTTTGTAGAATTAAAATAAAAGAGCATGAAAATAGCAGTTATAGGAACGGGCAACGTGGGTGTAGCTTTTGCCGCAGACCTCTCTATTAAAGGTCATGAAGTTACACTCCTAAAGACATCTTCATACAAATCAGATGCCTTTGATAGGCTTATCAAGAACGGCAAAAGGGTTTTTCTTAAAGAGAAATCAACTTATATAGAAACTGCAATCAAAGAGGTTTCTAAAGACCTCAGTAAGGTTGCAGAAGCAGAAGTTATATTTTGTACTATTCAGAGTAACTTCTATGAGGGTCTAGTAGAACGTATACATCAATACCTTCACAATGATCAGATTGTTGTCTGTATCTCTAGTTACGCATCCTCTTTCTATTTTGAAAAACATTGCAGAAAACTACCAATGTTAGTTGAAGCAACAGGTCCATATTTGGAAGGACGAGTAGAGTTGGATGATAAACCAAACGAAGTTGTTTTTCGTGTTGGTTATAGGCATGAAGTTATTCCTGTAGCATGCTTTTCTAATCATGATACCTGCATGGAGAAACTGTATAGAATTAGCAAAGGTTTTATAGGAAAATATTGCGTGCTTGAATCTGCATTACTCAATCCAAATATGGTGTTGCATACGATAGGTTCAATTATGAGTATTCCGAGAATAGAATATTCAAAGGGAAATTTCTGTATGTATCGTGAAGCATACGCAAGAGGAAATGACTCCACTATCAATCTATTGATGAGACTTGACGAAGAAAAGATGAAAGTCTTAAAAAACTTGGGCTTTTTCAAAACAAGCGTATTTGAAGCAGGAGGTTTCAATATGTCAGACCCAATAGAGAGTTTGCATCGTTACTCAGAATCTAGTGATAGAGCCATCAGCCCAACATCTGTTCACTCACGTTACATCACAGAAGACGTTTCTGAGGGATTGGTACTGATGGAAAGTATTGCCCTTCATATAGGCTTAGAGTTACCTGTTACATCATCCCTCATTACACTTGCAAGTGTAGCTTTAGGAATAGACTTCCGTAAAACAGGAAGAACTATTCAGAGATTAGGTATTATTAACGAAATAGATATGCTTCATGAATGTAGATAGCGACATAAGAAACAGAACATTCGGTATTGAAATCGAAATGTGCAATCTTGAAAGGGCGAAGGTAACTTTGCCCGAAGGTTACTCCTGGAGCAAGGAAGAGAGCATTGATAATACCGATTGTTCAAGCAATAAGCAGTTTGGTGGAGAGGTGAATACCCCTCCACTACATCTTTGCTGCCTAAAAGAGCTGCATGACCTCCGTTCTGTATACGAATCGATGGTTGCTGCAGGTGGAAAGATAAAGTGGAGTATAGATACTCATGTCCATATATATGTAGGCGATTTGACAGTCGATCAGCTAAAGAAAGTATATCTATTCTTTTATGTCTGCTATCCATATTTTAAGAGATATGCGAAAATCTCAGACTGGGATGAAAACATCTTCAATGCAAAGCCTATTCCTACAGAAAAATATTTCGAAGGAGTAAAAAATGCTCAGAAGTTTGATGAATTACAAACCCTCTTCACTAATCAGTCTAAGAAGGGATTCATACGTCATGCAGTGAATATTTCAGCATATTTTAAGACAAAGACGATAGAATTTAGAACGTTTCATGCAACTGATGATTTCTATCGAGCTATGAATTGTGTGTATTCTGCATATCGCATATTCTATTACGCTATAAGCCACGAATTGGAAGATTATCAATCTATAACATCTTACAAGCAATTTTGTGAGGTTACAGGGCTTAAATATGATACTCCAGATGAGTTATGCCCACTCCTATATCAAGGAAATCCATATAGCGCAATAGAAGCTTTTATGACTATGCCTTTACCATACAATTCTGAAATGGTTTCAGCTCTGTATGATGCTGTAAAAGCTAACGGACACAAGGAAATCTGCATAGTAAATGGCTTTATGTATTACTATGAGTTATTCTTCCTTGATAAGTTGGAAGTATCTATATATTGCCAAGATGCTTACTGCTATCTGCTCTATATGTTGGCAAATGGTAAAACATCACTAACATATAAGGATAAGCTTGCATGGTTGGAGGACTATAACAATCCTACACCATCAAGACAGCTTGCGCTAGCTCTTTATGCCGTGAAACTGCAAAAGTATTTCATGAGTGAATCGGCAAGAAATAGTGCTGTCTTCGAAGCGTTGAAAATTAAGGCAAGGGAATCTATCGAAAAAACCGAGAAGGCAAATGAGCGATTGATGAGATTGCTCACTACATGTGATTTCCATGTTGGAACACTAGAAGAAGCCATCAAGAACAAGAAGGTAATCTTCTTTAATTACGGAAGAATAGAGAAGAAGCAGAAGAGAGCATTCAAACTCATTTCTGAAAATAGTGACTTGAAATCAGATTTTTCTGTTGCAAGGAACGATTACTATAATCTTGTGGAAAGTATTCCGAGTGATAGTTATTTCTACTATTTCAGCAACAGCCCTTATCTGAGAAACCTGCATAAGATAGCTATGTGGAATAATTCAAGTGGGGAAAGACGGTCTGCAGGAAGGTTCCTCTATTGCAATAAGCCAACTGCACAAAATAATGCAAGCACCTCGTATTCTTCATACAGAATCGAATGCAACGAGATTGTACCTCCCGATGATTTGGAGATTACAGACACAAGCAAACTGATGATTGAACGGGTAAACCCACCTTTACTTCATTGCTTGCAAAAGAAGTATATCAAGAAGGTGGACCAATGTAGTGTCTGTCAATTTGCTTTTGTGGTGAAATACGACAAATATACCCTAGGTGGATTTGGTTTTACGCTACCTCAACATAAGGGGTATGATTTGTTTCAGTTAACGGACTTCTGCACGAATAACGCAATCCCTCGATTGAGTAAACTCATATTGTATTGCATTCAGTCTGTAGGCGTTCAAAGATATTTGAGCAGAAGAATGCGCAAGCTTTGCGAGAAGGTTATATCCTGCGCTTATACCCATAAGCCAGTGAGCATGAAATATCGTGGCGTGTACAAGAAAGTGAAGGAACACTGCACATCATCTTATCTTGCTTACGAAGGAATACTTGGGATATACCCTACGAATAAGGAAATCATTGAGAAATATCAAAAATCGTTGAAGAATGGAAAATGAAGATAGATGGAAATACGAAAAAGTTGATATAAACCTCATAGATGAGGTAGAAATCAATGCAAATGAAATGTCGGGTGAAGACTTCGCCCAACTAACAGACAACATTGCTAAGTCTGGATTGAGTAGTGTGCCTACCTGTATCAAAATGAATAATGGTAGATACATCATGATCAGCGGTAATCATCGTTTGAGGGCATGCAAGAAACTGCACTATAAAAGGCTAGGCATCTTGTATGTAGAAGAGAGCGAGATTACAAATGATGAAGCTATTGCTATTGAATTATCTCACAACTCCATTCATGGTGAAGCTAATGTTAGCATCTTGAAGAAGTTGTTTGCATCAATTCAATCTATCGACTTCAAGAAGTTTGCTCATGTGAACATTGACGAGATTAAGCCAATAAGCACAGAGGGTATAAATGTATATGCCATGCAGGAGAATTTCGTATTCACCATCATCCTCTACCCTAGTTCATTTGCTAGTCTGGACACATTGTATGGAGACATTCGTGAGCAAGCACGCAAAAGCGATGCTCTCGTTTTAGCTTCCGAAGAAGATAACGAGAAGACCCTGCTTAAGATTCAACAGGACATAGGTAAGGAGTTTGGCATAAAATCCCCAAGTATCTCATTTGCCAAATTGTTAGAGTTAGCGAGTGAACGTTTAATCGAAATAAAGGAAGGAGAAAAAGAAAATGATTTGGAGCATAACAAGTAAAGAAGAGATGGAGAACTATGGAATTTCTTCCGTCTTCAAATATTATAGAGAAGCCTTGGGAAAAGATAATGTCAAACTAGCTGTTGTAGATGAAAACGATAAGCTAGACTTCTTACAAAAGGAAGATGTGGCATTACTTAGAACCGCAAGTGAATCTCTCATCAAGACTATCCGAGCAAAAGGTGTAAAAACTACAGCAGAGGATTTCTCTAAATACGAATTGGTTAAGGATAAGGAAAAGGTCTTCCGTTTCCTTTGTAGTTGCGGTATTAGAGCACCGAAACAATATCATTTATCATCATTACAAGAAGGTAAGACATATTTTGTTAAACCTAGATATGGAAGTGATAGCTTTGGTATATCGGAGAAAAGCATCTGTCGTACCCCAAAAGAGGTAATGGAACAGATGAAATACCTTAAAGAAGAGTTCGGAATGGAAAGTATTGTTGAGGAGTATATTGCTGGATCTGATTGCACGGTAACCTGCATTAATAACCAAAAATATATACTTCTGTGTTCGATTTCTATTGATTGCGATGAAACCAATGGCATCCAAACACGAGATTGCAAAGTTGGTTTTAAAGAATGCTGTTCTGCAATGAATGATGACAGGTTAATGAATGTGGCAGGGACTATATTCAATTACTTAGGATTGAAATCTCACGCAAGAATTGATTTCCGTAAGGGGATAGATGGCAGATATTATCCTATAGATATCAATCTGCTTCCTGGACTTGGACCATTAGACCATCTTTCGAAATCACTTTTGTTGTGCAAGAATATGTCGTATATAGATGCTTTGAAAGCAGTCATAGCATCTGCAAGTTAGAAAGGTTGATTATGACAAAGGTAAGAAGAACAGAATTAAAAAAGATTGCCGCTGCTTACGAAAAGAAGGGCGGCAATATGGCTGCTACGGCAGTAGCTTTGGGCATTACACGTCAAGCCTTATATAACTGGCGAAAAGAGGATGAGAAGTTAGCCAAGATGTTGGATGATATAGATGAAGGCATTCTTGACTTTACTGAAAGCAAGTTGGTTGAAAAGGTGAACGAAGGTAATCTAACTGCAATCATCTTCCTTCTGAAAACCAAAGGCAAAAAGCGTGGCTATGTCGAGCAAGTAGATAACAGATTAGTAGAAAACCCATTCGAGAAGTTAATGAAGGAGCTTCCCGATGATGAAGAAGGATAATTATGTATAACGGAGAATTGTATATACCAGACTGTTTGTTCCCAACGGACAATCCGTTGGAGATACCATGTTTGTTGTCTGATGTGCAACCTCAGTACATAGAAATTCCATTCTATTGCTTTGGAGAGCAGGCAAGAACAACTAATATGAATGGCAGGGGAACACTCCACTTCTATACTGATGATTATAGATTCCGGTCAATCTATGAGAAGCCAGAGAAGATTTTGAAGTACAACCCTGGCAGCATTATTGAGCCAAACTTCAGCTTATCAAATGATACTCCAATAGCTTTTGGTATGCAGGCTATCTACAAGAAGCGCTTTCTTGCGAGAGCTATGCAGGAAAAAGGGATAGGTGTATTTGTTGACTTAAATGTGGCTCCTAAGTTCTATAAGCTGAATTTGATGGGTGTCCCAAAGGGTTACTCATCATTCGCCACAAGAGGGTGTACAGACCGATTAAATGAACTGCAATTTGAATACGAAATTGCCAAGTTCGTAGCAAATGGCAACAAATTCAGATTTATCGTTTATGGTGGCGGTAATGTAATTGAGCAGTGGTGTAAGGAGAACAATGCCGTCTATGTAACACCAATCATCATCATCAAGAATAAGTTAAAAGCTTTTGAAAAGATGAAAGATACTATTGGTATGCTTGATGTTGATGCAAAAGAAAAATATCAAGAGCTGAAAAAGACCTTGTATGATACTCAAGTAAAGAACTTCTCTATAGAAGATATGCTTGATAACATGCAGGATTTTCCAAAGCTCTCAAAGTAGTTTATTATAGCTAGTAATTAAATTGTTAGATTATGGGTAAACGAAGTAATGGAACGAGAGGGACAAACAGTTCTTCAGCAAGCAAGAGCCGTAAGGCAAGTGGTGGGGTGAGCGAGCTTGATAGAAGATTTCCTAATTGGAACATAAATCAATTCATTTCAAAGACACCCTATGGAGTCGAAGAAGCCGTTATTGGTTCTTTTCATAGGGTCTATGGAAAGAAATACAGCCTCAGTCAAGAAGTTGGTGATATTGATAAAACATTTAAAGAACTTGGGGAAGATGTATATGTTGACATAAATTCAAGCATTAACACGCCACAAGATTTCTTGAATAAACAAGATGTTGCAAAATACATGTCATCAAGAAATTATGACGGTATCAAGGCTTTAAGATACACTGATGGTAATAGTGAAAGAATAATGATTGTTGATGGAAATCATCGTTTCGTAGCCGCAAAGCTCAATCATGAGAGAAAGGTTAAAATGAGAATAATCGAATAAAGTGTTTGTTTATGGGTAAACGAAGTAATGGCACAAGAGGAACAAATAGTTCCAATAGTGCAAAGAGCAGAAAGATTGATGTGGGGGGCAAAATAGACAAAAAGGTAGACGCAATTTCTTTTCCTCTTTTCGGTAATACGAGTACTATGGCTGTCAAAGTAAATGATATATTCAAGCAGAAATATCAAAAAGAGGAATCAGAAAAAGTTAGGGCAAGCGTAGAAACTGTATCGTCATTTAGCAAACCAAAAGGAAAGTACGAATATGTGTCGGTCGATAAGATACACCCAACACAAGAATACATAGGAGCGAATAATCTAAAGGCGATTGCATCTATTAATTTTGATTCAAATGAAGTCCCTTATGGAGTACAGCGTAATGGAAACATTTATATAATTGACGGTCACCACAGAGCAGCGGTAGCCATACTCAAAGGAAATAAGAAAATACGAATATTGTTGAATTAAAAATATGTCAGAACAGAAAGCAATAAAAAAAATGATTGCATGGCGCAATGATTGGTGTCTCTTCGCCAAGGAAGTCTTGAAGGCTAGACTTGACGAAGAGCAAAAGGCTATATTGCGTTCTGTTCAGAAGAACAAAATGACAACGGTAGCCAGTGGAACTGCAAGGGGTAAGGACTTCATCGCTGCCGTAGCCGCTTTATGTTTTCTATACCTCACTCCTCGCTTTGGCAAGGATGGCAGTTTGGAAAAGAACACCAAGATTGCCCTTACTGCACCGACAGGAAGACAGGTGACAAATATCATGATACCAGAAGTGGCACGTCTATACAAAAAGGCAGGCTTCCTGCCTGGTCGTTTGCTGTCGGATGGCATCAGAACTGATTATGAGGAATGGTATCTGACAGGTTTCAAGTCTTCAGCCGACAATACAGAGGCATGGTCGGGATTCCATGCTGTAAACACCATGTTCATCGTAACTGAAGCATCGGGTATCTCGGACACCATCTATAATGCAATCGAGGGTAACCTGCAAGGAAACTCTCGATTGCTATTGGTGTTCAACCCAAACGTTACTACAGGGTATGCAGCCAACTCCATGAAGTCTCCCCGATTCAAGAAGTTTAGATTATCATCCCTCAACGCAGAGAACGTAGTCAGCAAGAAAAACATTATCCCTGGACAAGTTGACTATGAATGGGTAGCCGATAAGGTCTCAGCATGGGCACAGAAGATCAGAAAGTCTGAGTTTGATGAAGGTCGTGGTGATTTTGTTTGGGAAGGTGGATATTACACTCCAAATGACCTTTTTCGTGTTAAGGTTCTCGGTATGTTTCCGAAGGTGTCAGAAGATACCCTCATTCCATACGAATGGTGCGAGATTGCCCATAGAAGATGGAAGGAACTTAAAGATAGTGGCTTTATCACCCATAAGCCAATACGCCTAGGTGTCGATGTCGCAGGTATGGGGCGCGATAGGTCTTGCTATGTTCCACGACAAGGAAACTATGTTTCAGAAATCAAGTGTCATAATTCGGGTGGTCATGCGGACCACATGGCAGTCGCAGGTCAAGTCGCACACTACCTAAGTTTGAGTTCAAAGAATAAAGCCTTCATTGATACCATAGGAGAAGGTGCTGGAGTATATTCAAGACTCATAGAACAAAAGTACTTAACGGCATTCTCTTGCAAGTTCTCGGAAGGCGTAAGAAATAAGCACGATGTGACAGGCTGCTACTCTTTCGCTAACATGAGGGCTTATTTGTTTTGGTGCATACGTGACTGGCTCAACCCGAAGAATGGATTCTTTGCAGCACTCCCACCTGACGATGAGTTGGATCAAGAATTGTGCGAAGTGCATTGGTTGTTTCAGTCAGATGGTTCAATCATCATGGAACCAAAAGACGAAATCAAGAAGCGTCTGAAACGTTCTCCCGACAAGATGGATGCCCTTGCCAACACCTTCTATCCATACGACTACGATAAAGACAATGATTTGCAATTGTTAAATAGTATAGTATAAATTTGCAAGATACAGAAAAGTTTTGTAACTTTGCAGCCGAAACGTATCTTTTAACGTTTCATTGCTCTTAGTGCACTCCGACCGTGAGGTTAGAGTGCATTTTTTTATTTAATATAAAGTAATTCAGAAAAAGACTATACACTTCAATATAAGCCTTCTAAGCGGTTCATTTTTTATCTCCATATACTTATACCATTTTTAAGAAACAGACTTACATACACGAGATTAATAGTTTGATATAAGTATCTAGGTTTCAATAAGTTAAACTAAGTTAGCAAAAAGTACTTTATGCTCAAAACGTTTGGTCATTTGCAAAAAAATGATTACCTTTGCACTATCAAAAATAAAATAACAATTTAAAGATAAGAGCAATGAACGTTTACACAGAATCAGATAGATATACGGTATTACTTCACGCATTCGACACTTTTGAAGGTGCTTGCGAGTATATTACACAGATTATAAATGTAGGGGACTGTAAGGTTCTCCCTCTCATAAAAGCATGGAGTGGCGGCGTGGTTACAGCAAAATGGATGGCTAAGAAAACAGAGAAAGGAATTAAATTTGAATTGTTGGACAGCGATATGACAATGTTTAATCGGAGGAAATGAATATGACAGTATATGAATTATCGGAACTTCAGAAAGAAGAACTCAAAATCGAAATGTTGAAAGATAAGTTTGGGTACAAACTTTCATTCAGAGAGTTATCATTTGCTAATGAGCTCATCAGTGACCGAGAATTGTTCGAAAGATTCAAGGATCAGACTTTTACAGATAAAGACTTCATTGTATCACGCTAAATGGAATCGTATGGAAAGCAACTGCACAACAATAGAAGAGCTTAAATCCGTAACCACGCAGATTAGTGGTGATGAATGGAAAGATTTCTTCTCACTCATCAAAAAAGGCTCATATAGCCTATATGGTTTTCACCAGTTTCTTGATGAGAGACCAGACCTATGCTTATTAATACAAGGTATAGGAGATTACCAAACTGCCATCAAGGAAACGTTAGAGGAAATCGGATTGAATGATGGTGATATAAATGGACCAGGAGGAAATCATCTGAAACTGATTGTGGTCGATCAGATAGGATTTATAGTGTATGAAACGAAAGTTATGAACTTTTAAAAATAAGATAGAGCAATGGAAGAGAACGTTATCATAGCAATGGATGCCGAAAAGTCTAAAAAGATAAAAGGTATTCCTTCAAGTTGGGACTGGGAGGATATTCATTTCTACCTCATTACTGAATTGGGGTTCAGTTTTGATGTTGTGTTCAATTATTCAAAAGACATAGAGGAGGTATCTTATGAAGGATAATGCAAGAACTATCAAGTACGATTCTATCACATCATACGCAAAGGAATATGGGGTAGAATATATGAGTAACGAGAACCTTATTGCTTCAATTATCGGTATAGACCCTATGCTACAGGGTAATGAACCAATAAGAAAAATCTTTGATGGTAGTCATTCACTGAGAAAGGCAAGCAAGAGAACACTGCAGGAGCTTACATCTATCAAAGGAATAGGTGAAAAGAAGGCTACCGCTATACTCGCTGCATTCGAACTTGGCAGAAGATTTATGAAGGAGAAGTCGAAAGAACTTACAGATTTGGGTAGTTCCCTCGACATCTACAACTATATTTTACCATACGTCAAGGATTTAGAAATAGAAGAATCTTATCTGTTCTGTATGGATAACAACTTCAAGTTAATCAAAATGGTTCGATTGTCACAAGGTGGAATATCAGAAACTCCTATAGACGTAAGAATTGTGTGTAAAGAAGCTATCTCCTGCAATGCCGTAATAATAGCATTGGTTCACAATCATCCAAGCTCTAACTGCTTTCCATCAAAGTCTGACGATGAGATAACATATAAGATACAGAAGGCTTGTGAAATAATGAGATTGTATTTTATGGACCACGTTATCATCAGTAGCAAGTCCGATCAGTATTACTCTTACCACGACAAAGGGAGACTATAGGCTACAAGCCGATAAAATACCTCAAGCCCATAATTACATACCAAAAGAATCTAACTTGAACACAGAAGATATTTTGCACGTTTAAGTGCATTTTTATTGCATCTTATCTTCCAAGGGAGGGCTGTGAAGTTCTCCCTTGTTTATTGAAATGAAAATAATTTCTCACTTTTTTGCAAAAACTATTTGTTGATTAAATAATATTTCGTATATTTGCACCCATAAAAGCGTGTGAAGATGCACGTGACAGAACTTTTCGTAACATTGCTCTTACACCGAGTTCTACGTTTGGTCTGCCTGCATTTCGCTCGCAGACCATTTTTTGTTAAATATAACTCAACAAGCAATGAACAAGTATTACAGAAAAGTTCTTGAAGCACTGAAAACCAATCGAGACATTAAGGCATTGGGGTTCAGTCGTAAGGAGTTAAAGGGTGTTGCCGCCAATGTTGCCAACAAACTTCAACTCAAAGATGATGCTACTGACGAAGAAGTTAGTGAAGGTATTAGTGACGCAATTGATGATGTCTTGCCGTTACTCCAGTTAACTCAGTCCGCAGCAGACCGCCAAGTCTCAGAGTACAAAAACGCTCATCCTGCACCCGATGATGACGATCCAGATCCAGATGACGATCCAGATCCAGATGACGATCCAGCACGTAGAAGTCCGTCACGGAAGGGCAAGAAGGGCAAGAAGGATAGCGATGATGATGACTCCGCTACCCTCAACGCAATCAAGGAACTTACGAAGGCTGTTGCTACACTCCAAGGCGATGTAACTGCATTGAAGTCGGGCAATACCACAAGCAGCCGTACCGCAAAGGTAAGGGAACTGCTGAAGGACACAGGTAAGTTCGGAGAGCGTCGGCTTAAATCTTTCTCTCACATGAAGTTTGAGAATGAAGAGGAGTTTGAGGACTACCTCGATGAGTTGAAGGAAGATATTGAGGAAGAGAACAAGGAAAGACTTGAAAAGGGTCTTGAAAAGCTTGGACGAATCCCTGCTCCCGATACCAAACCTCAGCCAAAGGAGGAAGATAAGTTAATGTCTGATGATGAAGTCAAGGAGCTGGCTCAGATGTAATCATCTATTGTTTCACTAATAAATTATTAGATTATGGTAGCAGAAGACTACAAGCCAAAAACCAAAGGCTACGACATGGGTAAGGACGCTGTGGTTATCCGTCAGTATCTCGGTGGTATCACAGGCGGTAGAGCACTCGACTACGCCAACTTCAAGGATGAGGTTATTCAGGCAGGTCACATCATTGTCCGCAAGAAGGTTGATGATGTTTATGAGTATTCTCCACTTGAAACAGAAGATGGCAAGTACAAAGACAAGGCTAGCGAAGCAGAATTTGCTGGTGTTGTCGTTCGCTCACGCATGAAGGGTGAAGCGGTTGCCATTATGGATAATGGTCGCGTGAATGATGTGGCAATGCCTTATCAGTTCAAGGACGAAACTCAGAGAACCGCCATCAAGACAGCTCTCCCAAGTCTTATTTTTGAGCATGACTAAGTTGTGCTCTAGTTTTTAACTTAAAAGATTGTTTATATGAACGAATCACTTTTTATTCAGTTTATCCGAGCTATTTTCCCTAAACTTAGCTTGTATGTTAAGGAGAAGGAGAATCCGAAGGAGCGTACCTATCTTTACAAGGAGATGCTTACCGATGTGTATTCTCCAGATCAGAAGTGGGAAGGTTCATCAGCTAAGACCACATATGTAGCTGCCGACATCGTTGAGATGGATTCAGACATTCCTTTGAAGAAGCGTGGTCAAATCGCAACCTCTAATGGTAAGTTGCCAAAGATTGCGATGAAGAAGATTCTTTTCGAGTCTGATATCAACAACATCAACATCATGAAGGCTCAGTATGAGAACATTGTAGCGAGAGCCAATTCATTCCAAGCGCAAGGCTTGGTTGAGCAGGCTACATCAACACGACAGGCTGCTAAAACTGCAAAGGCTCGTATCATCAACAAGCTCATGAATGATGGTGTCGCTTGCTCTGTCGGTCTCGAAGAGCGTAACGAAATGAACTTCTTGGCAGGTCTCTCTAATGGTATTATTGCCGTTGAAGATGCAGACAATTCGGGTAAGGCTATCCGTGTTGACTATGGATATTTTAAGGCAAACTGCTTCAAAACAGAAACCAATGGTGTTACTACCCGTGATGATTTCGAGAAAATCTTCGATAAGGCAAATGCCGATAACAATACCATCATACAGGTTATGCTCGCTAAGACGCAGATTAAGAAAATCCGCAAGGAGCAATGGGCAAAAGAGCTTGTTGCCGACTACGAGGGTAAGACTTATACAGAAAATACCAAGCTCAAGACACCATCGGAGTCAGCTTTCTCGGAAGCATTCGAGGATGAGTTCGGTGCAGCCATCAAGGTTATCAACCGAACCGTGATTATCGAGAAGAACGGAAAGCCAAAATCAGTTAAGCCATGGAATGAGAATAACATCATCTTCATCTGTAACACCAACGTAGGCTCTTTCGTTTGGGGTACCCTTGCAGAGGATACCAACCGAGTAGCAGGTGTTCAGTACTCTAACGTTGACAGCTACAAACTTATCTCTAAGTACTCCAAGAATGAGCCATCTTTGCAGGAGGTTACCGCAGGACAGGCTATCTGCTTGCCAGTAATCGAAGATGTAGATCAGATTTACATGCTTTCTACCAAGTCTGAGGAGGTTGATACGGAAGCCGAGTCTACCGATACTACCGACCAGTATACAACTTACAAGGGTAAGAAGTATAAGAAGGCTGACCTCATCGCTGCTTTGAAGGCTGCTGGTGCCAATGTGAAGGCTAACTCAACCGATGAGACTCTGATTAAGGCTCTCAACTCACTCAGCGATGAGGAGGAAGCCGAAGTTCTCTCTAAACTCACTCCAGAGGTTTAATTTGAATTGATATGAAGACAATAAAGCAAGCATTGATTGATGAAATCCACTACCCTATCCCTTTAGGATTCGTGGAGAATAAGATGATAGAACGTCAGCTTAATGGTGATGATGAATATACATTCGAGGTCGCTCAGTCCAAGGAATGGAAAGGTGCGCTTGCTGATTGTCTGTACTCTCTCATACAAGCTGTAAGCTTATCCGAGTCAGACAAGAGCATTGGAACACTATCTGACAAGGATAAGGAAAGGCTGCTAGTACGAATAAATGCTTTATACAAAACCATCGGTGAAACCCCTGCACTGGGTCAACCGATGGTTTATATAGGAGGTTAAGATATGGCTGTATTGGATTTCGCTGCTCATACCCTAGATTACCTACACGTAACTGATGGGTATGAAGACGATAACGGAGACTATGTTCAAGGCTCAGAAGAATGGGTGGAGAACTATTGTAAGTGTGATATTGTTCCTGCTGGCAAGGCAAACGTTATCACTATTCCCGATGGTTCTGCAAAGAACTATTCCTACACCATCTACAACCTTCCTAGAGCATGCCGCGATTTCGAATACGGAGATAAAATCCGTGTAAAGTTCTTCGGAAACGAAGTGAAGGAATTTGTTGTACTCGGCTTTCATCGTTATCAACTGCAATGTAAAATATGGGTATAAAACTCTCAACCTCTCAGTCTGCGCTCGATAACTTTTTTCAGTCCGCTATGGCGATAATAAAGCAAGAAATCCTCACTGCTTATGCCAAGCTAGGAGAAGAATGTAATGCAAGGATAAGAGACCGCTCGGCAGAGGAAAGTTGGATAGACCATACAGGAAACCTACGAAGTTCCATCGGTTATGCCATCTTTGACTACGGAAGGAAACAAGTAGAATCAGCCTTTGCTTCCATAGGCAATGGTTCTAATGGTTCACAAGAAGGAAGACAAATGATAGCTGACCTAGCAAAGGAATACTCACAGGTTTACGCATTGGTAGTAGTCGCGGCTATGAACTATGCAGACTTTGTAGAAGCTAAAGAAAATAAAGATGTGCTTGCATCCACTGAGTTATGGGCTCGTTCCGTCGTTGATGGTAAACTAAAGCTCGCTGTGGATAAAGCTGTAAGTAGAATCAATCAGATAAAGCTATGAAATCGGATATTGATATTAAGGATGATGTGTACAACATTATCTCTTCTTCAAAATTAAAGACTGCAGTAACAGGTAGTCTTTGCAAGCGAGGAAGACCATTCTATGGAACAGGTACAACTGGCAAGGAAGATATTTGTATCTCTGTGCTAGCAAATCAAACCTCGCAAATCCAAGAAGCTTTTGTGAATGTAAACATCTATGTTCAAGATCAAGCTATCACAAAGAAAGGCAATACCCGAAAGGAAGAGAACACGGCAAGGCTCCGTGAGTTATGTCAACTCTCTTTCTCTACCTTCGAAGCAGTTCATGGGTCGGATTTCCGCTTGTCTATGAGTGAACAGAGGGTAATAGCTTGCGAGGGCACAAGTGAGCACATCATTAATAACAAATTATTGTATCAAACTATAAACGATTAAGATTATGTCAGTAACAACATGGGGAAAACCATCCATCTATGTTCGTGACCTTAGTGCTGCAACCAACAACTGGAAGAAGCTCGACACTCCAAAGGAGGACACTACCCAGCTGAACCCTACCAAGGGTGATACAACAGAAGCTAAGGAGGAAGGTGGCGGTATTGTCGATTCAAAGACAACTAAGTCCACCTACGAACTCGTTTATCAAGAGTTCATCAAGAAGGGCTTACCTCAGCCATTCCCTACCATTGATGGACTTATCGAAGGAAACTACGCTATCGCTGTTCAGCCGGAAGATGCAGAGAACCCTGGCTGCTATATTGGCAATTCAACCGTCAGCGTAGAGGAATCATATTCATCTGCGGATGGTGCTTTGATGCAGTACACCCACAAGGCTCTTGTGCCAGAGGGTGACGAGGTAGCAAAGACCACCAACAAGAAGGGTGAGACCGTATATTGTCAGTTCCGTTGGCGCATCATCACAGCCAAGAAAGCTAAGGGTAAGACTGATGAATATGTTCTTACATTCAAGCATCCTGCAGGTGCTACAGACACAACAACGGAGATAACTGTTCCAACAAACGGACAAACCGACGGTGACGTTTAAAGATTTCTTTTCACCCTTCAGCCGATTGAGGGTTATCAGTCGGCAACCTACCCAAGTAGCTCAGTTGGTTAGAGCGAGACCAAAGTCCGTCACATAAAATCCAGTTGGTCTTTAAAAAGCTGGTTGAAAGACGCAGGTTCGAGTCCTGCCTTGGGTGCTAACAAATTTTATTGGCTTATGAAGAATGACATCGAAATTGGCGCTATTATAGCCATGGTGTTAACAGATACACCTCTAGGCATACAGGTAGGTAGAAGACATTTGTTTATCTACCCTCAGACTTTAGGCAAGATGTATTTGACTGCTCCATTGATTAAGCAGCTAGGTATCAAAGATGATAACTTAAAGCTGAATCCCCTCATTGAAGCACTCCGTGTAGTAGAGGAGAATCGAAGTCTTTGCTGTAAGATAATAGCCTACCACACTCTTCAGAAGAAATCCGATATGCTCAGTTCACGCATATTGAAGGCAAGAGAAAACATCATCTTCAAGTTCTGTGATAACGATGATATAGCTACTCTTCTCATCACCATACTCTCAGACAACAAACTTCACGACATCATCACGGAATGTGGGATAGACAAGGAAGCGGAGCGTATGGAGAAGATAAACCAAGCCAAAGACTCCAGCAATCAGTATATCTTTGGTGGCAGGACCATTTGGGGCTCTCTCATTGATGCAGCTTGCGAGAGATACAAGTGGACCCTTGACTATGTTCTGTGGGAAATCTCATACAACAACCTCACGCTTATGATGAAGGATAAGATAACTTCCATCTATCTATCCGATGAGGAAAGAAAGAAGGCTCACATTCCATCAGCAACAGAGAAGGTCTTCAGCGGAGATAACAAAGAGGACATCATGGAGCTGATCAGACAGAGCGAAGAGAATCCAATTTAACCTCCTTCAATAACAAGAACAAAGTAAAGAATAAAGGTTTGAGTGAGGAGGTGCACCTTTACGTAATTGACAGAATAAAAAAAATGGCAAGTATCAAGTTTGACATAACAGGTGACAATTCATCCGTACTGAAAGCCTTCCGAGGGGTGCAGGATGGAGTATCACAGACAGCAAGAGCAGTCGAGCAGCAGGGTCAGAGCATTGAGAATGTTTTCAATCGCATCAAGTCTGTTGCATCGGTGGCTTTCGCTGGCTTTACGGCAAAGGAAATCATCAGCACACTGGGTACTGTCCGAGGAGAGTTTCAGCAGTTTGAGATTGCCTTTGAAACCATGCTCGGTAGCGGACAGAAGGCAAAGGGAATGATTTCGGACCTCGCCAACCTTGCTGCTACTACACCTTTTGACATGAAGGGTGTGGTAAATGGCGCAAAGCAGCTTCTCGCATACGGATTTGCAGCCAACGAGATTACCGATACCATGAGAAGACTCGGTGACGTATCCGCAGGATTGGGATTAAACCTGCAAGACCTCACATGGCTCTATGGTACCACGATGGTGCAAGGTCGATTGTTCACAAGAGACTTGATGCAATTTACAGGTCGCGGTATTCCTTTGACAGAGGAACTAGCCAAGCAGTTCGGAGTTACCAAGGATAAGGTTTCGGAATTGGTGACAGCAGGTAAGGTTGGTTTCCCCGAAGTCAAGAAGGCTATCGAAAGCCTTACCAATGAAGGCGGTAAGTTCGGTGGATTGATGGAAAAGCAATCTCACTCTATTACTGGACAGATAAGCAATATCCAAGACACCATCGAAATGGCTATCAATGACCTCGGCACACAGACAGAAGGTTTGATGAATGATGCTTTGGATATCACATCTAAGGTTATCGACCATTGGAAGGAGATAGGTGAGGTTATCCTTGCAGCCGCATCTGCCATCGGTCTTTATAAGGCAATGGCAGTTAGTGTAGCAGCCTTTGACACAGCAACAACAAATGCAGGATATGCAGCCGAGTTGTCAGCTCTTGAATCTTTGCTCCCTATGAAGGAAGAAGCAAAGAAGACAGACCTTGAAGAAGCAGTAGCCAAAGGTCAATTATCAGCAGCACAGGCAGAGCTGGTAGCATCTAAGCGTGAAGAGGTCGCGGCTTACGTTGCCGAACTACAGGCGCAGGCAAAAGCAAAGGCAGACGCAGCCACCGCAGCCGCAGAGGAAGTGAAGACTTTGGAGAACAAACTTGCAATGCAGGACAACGAGGTTCAATCACTACAAGATGCTTACGATGCCCTGCAATCCTATACAGATGGGCAGAAGGTAGAGACAGCAGAAATCAAACTCAACACTGCCGTTAACGAAAGGAACACCATCGTAAAGCAACTCCAAACGGCTAGAGAAACTGCTGCAACCGCAGCCACAGAAGCAAATACCGCAGCCAATGCGGCTAACACCGCATCCCAAGGCTTGAATACCGCAGCTACCGCAAGAGACACCGCAGCCAAAGGAATATGGGCACAGGTCACCCTTCTCTGCAAAAGGGCACAGGACGCATGGAATGCTTCTATGTTCTCAAGTCCTCTTTTTTGGATAGCTGCCACCATCGCAGCAGTAACCTATGCCGTGTATAAGCTTGCTACCGCCGAATCAGCACATGAAACGGCAGTAAGGAAATCCAATGAAGCATGGGATGAGTTTGACAGCAAGGTCAAGGAACGTCAGCAAAATATCGAAAGCCTTATCAGAACAATTCAGTCTGAGACAGCTACAGAATACGAGAAGGCAGAAGCTTACCAAAAACTCTCCAACCTCGCACCTCAGTTAACAGAGCAATATTCACAAGCTCAACTAGCATCTGCCGATTTTGCTAAGACGCAGAAGGAAGTTGCCGAGAGCATGGATGAGTTGAAGTACGATAAGGCTGTTGAGGAAGTTGAGAAGTTCCGCCAAGAGGTTGAAAGTCTCAACAAGCAACTACATGATGATGCGGCATACAACGGAGGAAGACAAGCATCATTGCTAGGTGGTCAGTTACAACAGGCACAAGAAGACCTTGATCAAGCAGAAGAAAAGCTTTCCAATATCATCCAACTTCGAGACCAAGCAGCCGAGAATGCAAAGCCTATCGAAGTTCGCTTGCAAGAAGCACAGGAGAACGAAAGTGTACGTCAAGAAATCTTTAACTTCTATGACAAAGCAATCAATCTGGCCAACGATTGGCAAGCTGCCAACGAAACAATCAACTACGCCACAGGTGAGAGTAGATTGGATGCGTTCATCAATAAGGCTCAGAAAGAGATAGCAGGTCTTCGAGAAGACATCAAGAACAATCCTGCTGATCTGAATCTCCGCATGCAGGAGTCTGAGAAAACAAAGGTTCTGAACAACCTCTTAACGATGAAGCGGAATTGGGCGGTCACTGGCGCTACGACCATTCCTTTGATTTTCAAAGCTCAATGGAACACAGCCAAACAATCCCTCAACCAAGCCAAAAAGAAGGCACAAGCGTTGGCTAACAATGGTTCTACGGAAACCTATCAGCAAGCTTACAACAAGGCGCAGCGCGAATACAATGCAGCCAGGAAGAAGGTTGCTGCTATGGAGAAAAATAAGAGCAAATACACCGCTTCTCAATACGAAACCGCCACACAAGACTTGAAGGCAGCCAAGGATGCCTACTCGAAACTAGGTGGTGATGTAAGTGGGAAGGTAGCGAAGGCAGCAGCAACGGCACGTAAGACTCGCATCAAGGAAGAAAACAAGACTATCAAAGCCCAGGAGGATTTAAACAACCGCTTGAAGGCTTTGCAGCAGAAAAATACAGATGAAACTATCTCCCTCATGCAGGAAGGCACGGAGAAGAAGCTTGCTCAAATCAAGAACGACTATGCCAAGCGCAAAGCTGAGATTGATAAGCAGGAAACAGAGTTCAAGAAGAAAAACAAGGAAGCTGGCAAGAAAGCAACCCTTACCTCCGCTCAGTCTGATGCTCTCTCCAAGGCTAGAGAGCTCGCTACCCAAGAGTATAACAAGAAGCTTGATGAGGTCAACAGGGAAGCCCTCACCTCTATGCGCGACTACTTGAAGGAGTATGGTTCTCTCTATCAGCAGAAGCAAGCCATTGCCGAGGAGTACGAAGAGAAGATTGTCAAGGCTCAGACGAAAGGCGAAAAGCTCTCTCTTCAGCAGCAGAGAAAGAAGGACCTCCAAACCATCGAGATAAATGCCATCAGACAGAACATCGATTGGGGAAGCGTCTTCGGAGACTTCGGTGCTATGTTCAAGGACCAACTTGAACCTACCATTGAGAAGCTGCAAGAGCTCTCAAAGAGCACAACAGATGTTAATGAGCAGAAGACTATACAGGAACTTATCTCCAAGTTACAAGGCTCTGCCACCATCTGGAATAGTGACATCTTTAAGAAGGTTTCGGACGACATCAACTCCTATCAGTCAGCCATGCAGGGCTATATTGATGCACAGGAGCGAGAGATTGAAGCCACGAAAACCGTTACCAAGGCGCAGGAAGACCTCGCTAAGGCTAAGAAGATCGGTGATAAGACAAGTATCAGCAAGGCTGAAGCCAACCTCTCTAGAGCGCAGGGCGTACTCGCTACCGCATCTAACAACGTTTTGGAGTTTGGTTCATCAGTTCAGAAGGCATCATCAGACTTGCAGACATCTGCACAGAAGGCAGTTTCTCAGTTCCAACAGCTTGAAAATGGTTTGCAGGGTCTCACATCGGGGTCACTCAAAGGCATAGGAAACTCCATTCTAGGACTTGACAAGCTTTTCGGCGGCAACATGCAGAAGGACGTTGCCAACACTCTAGCAAAGGGCATCCAAGGGTTGCTCGGTAAAGATAGTGACGCAGCCAAATCTCTGACGAAAGCTTTAGGGGATAGCGGTATGGCAGGTGAAATAATCTCCGCAATACTCGGCATCCTCGATATTCTGAAAGATGGCTTCGGAACACTCATCAGTAACCTCATGGACACGGTCTTTGGCGCAGTAACGGGCATCCTCGATGATGCTTTATCGGGTGACATCGTTATGAAGCCATTGAAGAGTATTGGAAACAACGTTTCACATATCCTCAACACTCTATCATTTGGTGGCTTCAATAGTCTGTTCGGTGGAGATGGAAATGCAAAGAAGGTCAATGATACCATCGAAAGACTGACGGACAGAAATACACTCTTGCAGCAATCCATCGAGGATTTGACTGATGCAATGGAAAATTCCTTTGGCTCCAAGGCAACCTCATACTACGAGCAAGCCTACAAGAATCAGCAGGAGACAAATCAGAACTACCTCGACATCGCAAAGGCGCAGGCAAGCTATCACGGTTCGCACCACTCATGGAACGCTTATTGGGGTGGCTTCGGTAGTGATGAGATTGATTGGATCAAGAAGAACGTCAAATCAGACTTCAATGGCGACCTCTTCTCCCTCAGTCCAGAGGAAATGAAGCTCCTCCGTGGCAACGTTGCCATCTGGGAGCATATCGAGAACACTGGAAAGGGTAACTATGGTGGACGTCTGACAGAGAAGTTGAATGACTACATAGACCAAGCGGGCAAGCTGGAAGAGTTGTCAGAGCAGTTCAAGGAGAACCTTACTCAGATTTCCTTCAGTGGAATGAGAGATAGCTTTTTGACGGACCTCATGGACATGAAGAAGGATGGTAGCGACTTTGCTAGCGAAATGGCAGATGATTTCGCAGAAAAGATGCAGAAGTCCCTTCTCTCTTTCAGTATGGAAGACCTTATCAATGGAGACTTGAAGAAACTCTACGATGATTGGGCAAAGGCTATGAAGGATAAAAACGGAAAGCTAACCAAAGAAGATGTAGATGCTTTCTATAAGCGTTACGATGATATAGTCCAGGAAGGCTTGAAGAGACGTGACGAGTGGGCAAAGGTGACTGGCTACACTGGTTCATCATCCTCCTCACAGACCGCAACAAGCGGAGGATGGGCATCTATGGGGCAAGATACCGCAGACGAGCTGAATGGTCGCTTCACCGCCCTGCAGATTGCAGGAGAGTCCATCGCTCAGAACATGACTACCACCATATCACAGATGGAGAGCATCGTTACACTCGGTATCTCAACCAATGGCGCAGTATTGGAGATTAGAAACATGATGATCATGACAAACAGCTACCTCGAAGACATCGTGAAGTATTCAAAGCTCACATATAATGACTTCGGAGCCAAGCTGGATGACATGAACAGAAGATTAAAGGATATTTGACCTCTATAGGCTTTTCGCTTGTCAGCCCTTACAACTATACTCAACAATAGCAAAAGCGGCTCTCAGCGAAGCCTATGAGGTTATTTAATGATTAAATAGTTATGCTTAATGGTCAACTTTATATCAATGGCAAAGATGCCTATCTTACGTGGGGCATATTCTTAGACGAAAACGCCCTCAGTGCGCTCATGACCCCTGCATCAAACAAGGAGTTCATCAGCAACAAGTATCGCTCAAAGGACGGAAAGTCAGTTATCAAGCACAATCCTAGATTGGATGAGAGGGAGATAACGCTGCCGTTCAATATGACCGCCAAGGACTCAGATACGTTCATGATGAACTATGCTAGGTTCTGCGAGGAGGTTCTTGCCAAGGGAGAGTTGGTTATCCGCACCCGATTTCAGCCTAATGTGTGGTATCGGTGCATCTATCTCTCCTGCACTCAATTCAGTCAGTTCATTCGGGAAATGGCAAAGTTCAGCCTAAAGCTCAACGAGCCAGACCCTAGTGACAGAGGTGAAACAAGTAAATATACAAGCTATGATTCAGATAAAGAGAAATAACAAGGTATTCTTCACACTAGAGGACTTCGGTGAGGGCTCTAAGCTGTCATATCAGCTTATGGACCACCACTACATCATCTTGAAGTTCACTACGGCTACTCCTATCTATTTCGAGATTGGGGACTCCGTGGAGATTCCCGACTTCGGCTACTTTGAGCTTACATCATCATACTTCCCTAAGCACAATGATAGTGATGGCTATGACTACGAAATGCAGATGGATGCCTACTATATGTCTTGGAAGAATAAGCTTTGCAAGTATCGCCCTCAGCACGGAGTAAACGAAACTTCATTCAAGCTCACCACTACGGTAGGCGTGCACATGAACGTTATACTCGGCAACCTCAAGGCGCTAGGTCTTACGTACAATGGCAAGGAGTTCTCTGTTGACTACACTACTTACAACAACAAGGCTTTCGATGTTCAGAAGAGATTCTTGATCGAGTACGGCTCCATCAGTATTCTTGATGCTCTCAACGCCATCTGTTCCGAAGACGCACTCAACTGCGAGTGGTGGATAGATGGCTCCATCATATACCTTGGATATTGCGAAATGGAAGGGCAGACAACATTCGAGCAGGATGTTAATGTTCTGTCTATGTCCTATTCGGAATCCAAGTCAACTTATATCACGAGACTGTACGCATTCGGCTCAGATAGGAATATTCCGAAAGGATATTTCACTGGTGCCGATGCGGACGTCACCACCGATGGTGTTGCTACTGATTACCTCATGCTCCCTAACAAGGAAGTGGATAGTGATGGTTTCTACGCCAAGGATGGCTATCTGGAGAACGTGAATGTCGTGAAGAATGACAAGCAGGCTATCGAAGGTGTAGTTATGTTCGATGAAGAATATCCGAAGGTTGAATGCAGGGTCAGCAGTATCAAGACCTATGATAGCACCGTTGATAACGAAGACGGAACGAAGACTACACAGACATTTTGGCAGGTCACTTCTACAGACTCTTTCACTAATAACTTCAAGGAGAGTTGGATAAAGAGTAACCTCACCTTAGGCATCAAGTTCACTAGCGGTGCTCTCATGGGTATGGAGTTCGATGTCAGCTTCAAGGTTATCGACAAGGTTAACTACTTTGAGATTGTGGCAAACGATACCTACGGAAGAACTCTTCCCGATGGCGTTATGTGCCCAAAGGTTGGTGATAAGTACTTTCTGTTCAACTGGGACGCAACCAAAATTACAGATACGGACCTCATCCCTACTGCTCAGTTGTCTCTGTTCGATAGATCGAAGCAGTACTATCAGAAAACCATGATCAGCAACTCAAACTTCACCTGCACGATGGATGGCGATAAGTTCTACAATGATGGAATATACGATTACCATCCTCTCGGTGAACAGGTAAAGCTGATTAATGATATGTTTGCGCAGGTGGATGCGGATGGCAAGCACTACCGAAACTCTCGTATCATCGGAATGGAGATACCTTTGGATATCCCTTACGACCATCCTCAGTACATAGTAGGAGAAAAGGCAGCTACTAGCCGGTTGGGTAAGTTGGAAGACAAGGTTGATTCCATCAAGGTGAATGGAATGCAGATAGGCGGCACAGGAAGCGGTAATGATGGAGGTGTCTATGTAATTGGCATGAACGATACCACTCCTGCATCCGATAGTAACGTTTATTCTGCTAGACGTTCTAGGATGGAGTTTGTATCTAGGCTGCAGGATAACACCGCAAAGAGCACAATCACTTGGGAGAAGGTGCAGAAGTTCCTTGGTGGTTTGCTTGTCGGTAACTCCAACAATGAGAACGGAGGCTCGTGGACTCCAGATGCAGAAGGTCGTTCACACCTCATCACAGATTACTTGGAGGTAAGAATGAAGGCTATCTTCGAGGAGCTGGTCATCAATAAAACATCCACCATCGGTGGTAAGGAGATAATCTCTCCTACTGGTGGCGTGGTGGCTCATAAGGTAGAAGAGGTTACTGTGACATACAATAATGTGTCACAGAAGGCTTATCGTTGCTATTTCTTAGCAGAGCAGGATGGTGATGAGGTAGATAACGACTTCGCGGTTAACGACCAAGTGCGCTCGGAATCATTCAACGTTCGCAAGGGCACTTATCACAAGGCTGGCAATCACTTCTATTGGCGATTGGTAATCGGTCGTGATGAAGACCCTGTAGAGCTGGAAGGAAAGAAATATCATTATATCGACCTCTCTGATACCGATTGCGCTACGGCAAGCGATGTTCCTGCTAAAGGTGATGTGCTCAACCAGTGCGGTAATAGAACCGATGTGGAACGTCAGAACTGCCTTATCTTCTCGGCGGTAGATACCTATTCGCCATCCATCAGCCTCTATCACGGCATCAAGAGCTATTCCTTTGCCAATAGGGAGTATGTGGAATATGGTGTGAATAAGCAGACTAACAGGGCTTTCTTCCACGTCTACGGAGATATGTACTTCGGAGACCGACCTACTAGTGCCAATAACTACGAGGGTGAATCCTATGTCAAGTTTGATAGCGAGACGAAGAAAGTTACCATCAAGGGAGACTTGGATATTAAGTCCACCTACGATGGAAAGACCTTGGATAAGTACATCACCGAGAAGAGCTTGGATAAGAATGCCGTTGAGACCATTATCGAGAAATCGCAGACGATTATCGACCTTCAAAACCAGATAGACGGAGCTATTGAGACTTGGTTCTATGACGGCGTTCCTACCCTATCCAACGCCCCTGCCATTGGGTGGACTACCGACAATGATAAGAAAACCCACTTGGGAGACCTCTACTATGACAATAAGACGGGCAAGGCATACCGCTTTGCCAAGGATGGCTCTACCTATAAGTGGATTATCATCACAGATACGGAGCTGACCAAGGCACTCAAAGATTCAAGCCAAGCACTCAAAGATGCAGCCGCTGCGGATAAGAAGGCTGAAGGAGCGCAAGATACCGCCAACACCAAGAGACGCATTTTCGGTTTACAGCCAGTTCCCCCATACGATGTTAACGATATGTGGGTGAACGCAACCTATCCGAACGATGGTAGCACTTACAAAAACGAAATCTTGAAGTGTTCCACCGCCAAGGCAGAAGGCGAAAAGTTCGATATTGCCGATTGGAAATTGGCTAGCAAGTATACCGATGACACGAAGGCAGAGGAAGCCAAGAAAGCTGCTGAGAAGGCGCAAGAAGAGATTAAGACGACACAGAGCAACTTGAACGCCCTCGGAACGACTGTTACCGAAAACAAAAAGACGTTCGACAGCTACGTCAAAGATGGCTACCTAGAGCCTTCTGAGATTGCTGCAATGGCGCAGGATTCCAAGCGACTTGAAGATGCTTTCGCAGCTGCCGAGAAGTCGTACAATGAAGTGAAGGGAGCAGAGGTGTTAAAGAGTACAAAAGAACTCACCGACCTTAATACTGCTTTCACTACTCTCTCTACTGCCAAGACGGAACTCGTTACGTATCTCTCAGATATATCTACAAATTACAATAAGGCTGATACTAACGGCAAGGCTGCTATCGTCTCTGCCGTGGGAACGAAGTTCACCAACTTTCAGTCCGCATACAGCGCATTCTATGACAAACTTGGTTTGGCTAATGCCTATATCACTAGCAAGATATATGGTGACTTGAAGCAGAATATCACAGACCTCGCAGGTTACAAGTATCTCAAGGATGCGCTCGGTCAGACTACATATGTTGACGGTGGTCTTGTAATGACAACGCTCCTTGCGCTGAGAGACGGAGACGGAAACGTTCAGAGCGGTATCAACGGAGCAATAGACCCGAATAGAGGAAAGAAGAGTATCGCAACATGGTGGGGCGGTCAGATGGTGGATAAGGACTATAATAGCGGAAATCTTACCCCTGCAACCTCCCTCATCCGCTTCGATGGCTCGGGTTATCTTGCCAATGGTGCTATCTGGTGGGATGTGAGCGGAAAGGTTCACGCAGACCCTACATCGTTTATCATCAGTGAGAAGAATCTTGGCGCATACCTCACCTTCTTCGAGCCGACTTGGAAGGAAGGAAGTGCAGGAACGAGCGTTGCCGACCTTGTGTCTTTGAAGCCAAACGCTCCATTCTCCAAACTTGGCGTATCGGGCGATGCTACATTCGAAGGCGCAATCTCCTTCCATGGCATTAAGCTCACGTATGATTCCACAAACAAGGCTATCAAGATTGATGGTAATCTCTATGCCACAGGTGGTATCACGGCATACGGAGCAGGAGCATCTACCACGGGTGGTGGCGGCTTGAACGGCAGTGTGAAGAGTTATTCAAATGCCTTGAAGCTTACATCAGAATCGCTGAGTGAGATTGCCTCTGCCTACTCCATCAAGGCTCTTGATTCTCGTATTTCCAGCTTGGAAGGTGGTAGTGCTACTGCTATTTCTGTCAGCGGTAGCGGTAATGCGGTTACGTCTGTCACCAAGGATGGTACTACTATCAGCGTAGTTAAAGGTAGTACGTTCTTAACTAGTCATCAGTCACTTGATGGTTACGTTAATGCAATATCTGTAAGTGGAAGTGGGAATGCTATCACGTCTGTATCTAAAAGCGGAAAGGGTATTACATTTACTAAAGGTGCTACATTTTTAACTTCTCACCAAAGTCTTGCTAACTATTATACCAAAAGTAGTGTAGATTCACTTCTTAGTGGTAAGTCGGCAACTAGTCATACACATAGTGTAAAGATTAACGGTGTTACTAAAACTATTGCAGCTACTGGTGGTGCTGCTGTAGATTTAGGAACTTATCTTACTAGTCATCAATCTCTTAATGGGTATGCTACGCAATCTTGGGTTAAAAGTCAAGGTTATCTTACTAGTCATCAAGATGTTAGTATTCTTAACATGGCTAATGATAGATATTATAGTTCTGGTCAATGGGGTATAAATATGAGAAATTCCGATATTATTGGAGTTAATAGCATTTATACTAATGATGTATCTGAGACCCCTACTGAAGCTATTCTATTTTTTAGAAGTAACGGTAACTATGATGGTATTCGTGCAGTAAATGGAGTATTATATTTTAGCAATAATGTAGTTAGAACTACTAGTAAATATGATGCTGAATATGAAGTTTATCATAAAGGTAATCTTACTAAACTTAGTCAACTTACTAATGACAAGAACTTTGTTACTGGTTCTGTAAGTGGTCAAACTATTACTATCAATGGTGTTTCTACTACTTGGCAAAATACTTGGAGAGGAATTACTGATAGTTATAGTGGAACTTCTACTGGTAATAGTCTTAGTCAAAAAGGTGCAAATAGTTTATATAATGCTTTGCATAATGGTTATGCTAGTAGTGCTGGTAATGCAGATACTGTTGATGGTTATCATGCTAATGGTAGTAATGTTGCACCCTATGGGCATATACCTACTATAGAAAGCGATGGAGTAATGGAAGTAGGTAAATATATTGACTTTCATAATGATAATAGCGGTAAACATGATTTTTCTACTAGATTACTAACTACTGGTAATTATGGAAATTCAGTTAATTTACCGTCGAACTCTGGTACATTAGCGTTAACTTCTGACAATGTAGCTTCTGCAACAAAACTTGCGGCAGCAAGAACGATATGGGGTCAAAGTTTTGATGGTACTGGTAATGTTAATGGAACAATATATATAAATAATAGTGATTCTGAAAACGGAGCTATAATATTAAATAATAATGTAAATACTCATGCTCGTATATCAGCTATAAAAGACCAAGTAGTATTTAATACTGGTGCTGCTATTCGTTTTGGAGCAACCAACTGGGAGTATAGTGATTGGGCTGGTCTTAAATATGATACTGTTGCTAATGCTATATATTTAGGTATAGCCGATGGAACTGTATTTAATTATTATTCTAATAAAAGAAGTAATGGTACACTTAAATTTCCAGGTATTACAACTATAACTCCTGATGCCGCAGCTAGAATTGGAGGTAGTGGTGGTGATTTATATTTAGGTAATGGTAATAATAGTAATTGGGTGAAAGTTCAAGATATATGTAGTCAAGCAGGTAGTACTTATTGGCAAATATCACAAAGCGGTAATGCTAGTTTTAAGTCTCTTAATGTAAATAATGCTATTAGTTGTGGTAGTATTACTATTAATGGTGATACTCGTATTAATGGTTCTACTACTATTAACAGCTTATTAACAGCTAAAGCTATAAAAGCTACTACTGCTGATGTAAATGCTTTTGGTACTAGTTTAAATAATTGGGATGGTAGTATTGCAGCTAATGTTACTAATATGTTTAATGGTATTCCTATGGGAAATATACAAGTAGAATATTCGATGGATAATGGTGCTACTTGGAATGCGTATCCTGGAAGTCCTGAAAATGCATTTAATCTTGTAAACGATAATGTTAACGCAAATAATTATTATTTAGGACTTAATAATATTATTGGTAATACTGATGCTGATAAACTTGTTCAAATAAAGAAAAATCAACTTAGGGTTACTGTTAAAATTCCTGCTGAAATATATCAAGAACTTAGTTGGATAAGTGTTGATGTAAATAACGGAGTTAATATAAAATGTCAGGTATATTATGGAAATAGTAATGGTGTTTATACAGAATGTGTTTCTAAAATAATGTATGGATGGTCACATAAATGTGATATTTGTGTTGGTCAAATAGATGCAGGTGTTGGTAATGATTCACATCGTTATGTAAGATTTGTATTTAGTCATCCTAGTAATAATACTAATTTACGTAATGGTATTGTTGCTAAAATTAGAGCTTTAGCTTTAACTAAATTTGCTCGTAATACTGACAGATATACAATTAGTACTACTGGTCATATATATGATTATGATGCTTATATGAATACTTACTTCCCTAATAGCATTCTTGCTAAAGGTGGAGTTACAGCTTATGCTAGTTCTGATATTCGTCTGAAGCAGGATTTGCGGAAGCTGGACTACTTGGGTATCATCAAGGCGATGGGTGGCACTTATGGCTTCGCTTGGAAGAAGGACAACACAAGGTCTATCGGTTGGATTGCCCAACACGTCTTGTGCAACCCTCACTTAAAGGACATCGTGGAGACTGACGAGAAGGGCTACTACAAGATTAACTACTGGTCTCCGAAGCTGATTGCAACGGCATTCGGTGCTATCGAGCAGGTGGGCGATGAGGTCAGCAGGTTGAAGGCTCGGGTGGTCTTCCTTGAATCAGAGGTTCTGCGATTGAGTGGAGATAAGGAAGACTGCAACAAGAAGAGATTAGATAACAAGAATATTAATT